TGCGTCGCCATAGACCTGTGCGTTGCCAGAGACCTGTGCGTTGCCAGAGACCCGTGCGTCGCCATAGACCCATGCCTTTGCTTCCTGCGAAAGATTGTGCTCAGACTCGATCCACCCTCCTGCTTCGCCGGAAGCAACGACTCCTACAATTGTCACCAATGCGCGAATTTGTTTCAGAGTTACGCCATTGACATCTTTCGTTTCACCTGTGAATTCGTACTTCATTTTGCGTCTCCTTGTGTTTGACGGAATTCCGTCGGAATGAAATGAGAATGGTTGGTGAGAGTCTTCACCAACAACTCTTTTGCTTCTGCAACCGTTTTCGGTCGTGTCTTCGCCTTGCGGCAATGCCGAACCTGAACACCATCTGAATAGTCAAACACGTGCAATGTGAGAGGAGGGTGTTCTCCGCTCTTCGCGACACGAGGTTTGTAGCTCCTGTGCCAACTGTCCTCGCAAACGATCTGCGCAGCCAGCTGGCCGTCAGGATACAAAGCCATCGGCCATGGACGGTGTTCGAATGAGCGATAACGTCCTGTTGGTGCTTCGCTGATCTTCCATTTCAGCTTTGGCAAGTTCATGGCCATCTCCCGAAGACGATGCGGTAGAAAATCGCGACGACGATTATGACGGATATGGTGAGCATGATCAGGTCTCCGGATTGTTGATGAGGCGCTCGATGTGAGTCATGGCGCGCACCTTTGCTGTAGAGCCGACAGCCCCTTTCCATGCGATAACAGCCTGCAACAACACATCGTAGGCTGCAGCCTTGCGGACACTCAGAGCGCGCGAATTGCGAATCTTTTCTTGCGCCGCAACAAACTTGTTGTGTTCTGCCATCATCTTTGCATCGCGCTTTTCTTTCCTGGCCTTCACAGCAACAGGGTCGTGCGTGCCGCAATACCAGTTGTCGCCGCGACAGAACTTCGCTGTTGCGCCGCATGTGACGAAGCTGCGACCATAACGGTTCCATGTGTGGCCAATGCAGGTGTGCTTGACTTCGAGTTTGCCCTTGGCCACGATCAACTCCTTGTGAAAGTTTTATTCAGAATCCACCCTGCCAGGATGATAAGCAAGGCACCGGCGAAGATGCGCATCGTTGGCAAGGTAGGATCAACAGCAAGCACCAACAGACCGAAGTTCAAACACAACACAGCGAGAAGGATGCTGAAGACGAGTCGGATGATTGTCATGATCAGCTCCTCAGTTCAGCAAGCCAGCGTTGTTGCTCTTGCCAGCGCCGATCTGTCTGTTCAGATTGATCTTGTTGCCGAAGTTCTTTCCGGCGTAGTAGGCCGTTGCGCCAGCAGCAGACTGACGATCCTTTTTCACATCCAGCTCACCGTGCTTTTCCGAAATCAACTTTTCATTGCGCTCCTGCTCCTGCTTGTACAAGCTAGCGAGCACGAGCGTCGTGCCGGTACTGGCCACAGGCTGGTCCTGCGCTTCCGCCGTGGTGCGTATCTCCTTGCAGCGTTTCCAGATGGCTGCTGCGGCTCCCTTGCAGAAGTCGCGTTCAAACTGGCCACCTGCGAAATGCAACCGCGTTTGCACACGAGCCTCCTTGTTGATGCTGCGCACGACGTACACTGCCATTTCCTGCGCTGTCACCACATTGGATTCACGTCCGACAAAGTAGTGGTGCATCTCGCTTTGCTTCCAGCCACGCATGAAGAAGTACTCGCAGAAGTACAGCTTCGCTATGGCATGCGCAACAGTGCGTGCCCAGGCATGCGGAGAGATCTTGATGGCGCTGTCGATGCGCTTCTCTTCAGCAACCTCCGTGTCTCCCAGGGACAGATTGTACTTGGCGAGTGTGGCATGCGCCATGCGCAAGGCGTTTTCGCGCTCGCCTTCGCTGGCCGCATTGTCATTGCTGAGCGCCAGCATCTTGCGGACACGAGCGACAACCTTGTCTTTTTCAGTTTGGTTTGTGTTGGTCATGATCAGCTCCTCAGAAAGACCGTTGCAGTTCGATGATGGCGTACTGAACAACCCTGCCGCCACCGCTAGCGCTTGCGACTTTGACATCGCCTTTCTGGACGCGAACGATCTTGCCTTGTGCCTTCCAGAACTGGCGATCCTCTTCGAGGAAGCGATTGATGGTCTTCCGCGTTTCGACATTCGGGAAACCGCTTACAGGGAATTGCTTCACCTCGATCACACTGCGCTTTGCGCCTTTGGATTTGTGCAGGCTCATGATCAGACCTCCTTGTCAGCGATGCAGGTGCGATGCGACGATTCGGCCAGCATTTTGATGACTTCCTTTTCGCTGATCCTGTCGCCGTGGAAGTACCAGGTCAAGGCGATATTCTTCACAGCAGAGATGGCATTGATAGCTGCTTCTTCGTTGCCACGACCGAACAGATGGATGTGCGCTTCGGAATTGTACGTTGTCAGCATGGCACGCACCTCAGCTGTGAGCGCCTTGGCCTTCGGCAAGCCCAGTGGTGCATCTGCATCGACCTTGGCTTGTTTGGCGATGCGCTCTTCCTCTTGCTTCGCTTCGAGCGCGGAGCGATGCTCCTGGTAGGCGTTCTCCAGCAGTGGAATAAAGTTGTCTCGAATTTCACGACCGATGGCGATCACACTGCGCATCGCGATGGCGAAATTTTCTTCAGCCACGAGATCGTCATCAACGCCCCATTCGCAAACAGAGCCGTCCTTGTTGGTATCGCCAAGGCGCGCACCGGAAGAATGGTTCATTTCGAATTTCCACTCGACTGCCTTTTCGGATTCAGCACCGGATTTAAAGTTCCACTCGACGTGGCGCTCGATCCGCAGTGCGATCACATCACAGGACCAGTAGCCTTTCGGCTGCACCAAGATGCGGCAATTGCCGCGACGACCGACAGCGTTCAGGTCGAGCTGGAAGCATTCAGGTGTGTCGCCATGTCCGGAACGCACCTTTACGATGTCGTTGTTGGGAAGGTTGATGATGGTGTCGGTGTTGGCAGTTTGTGTATTGATGGTTGTCATTTCGTTCTCCGTTCTAAGTTGTATGAAAATGAAACAGACATAATTATGCCGGAATTATGTCTGTTTAGGCAAACTATTTCATATTGCAGAACAAGGAGTTACGTCTGAATTTTCCGGCAATGTGACAAACATACACATCCCGGCTTGCGATCCAGCCAGACCACGGCTGTGTGACCGGACAGCACTGATGCAGGAGTTCTGGTCGTGAAAACCTGCGGTACGCTGATGCCAACAACCTCGGAATATTCAACGCTGTCGCCGAGCTGCACAGCAGCGTTCCATTCATCGACTTCCTGTTGTGGTGTTTTGCTTTCTGCGCAGTCGCACTTCGCATGAGCATGATAATGCGACGAACAGTTGTGCTGATGGTGAATGACTTCGTCAGGCTCTCGGAACAAACTTTCTTCGTCTGCCGATCCCCAATCGTCTTCCGCGTATTCTCCGCTCATGACTTTTCCAATTCATCACTTATTGTTGTTGTGTCTGCATCACACCTTCCTCGTAGCCGCGTAAGCGCCACCGCTGATCAGACGCTTGATCACTGTGACGTCCTTCAACACATCGTCCATCAGGATGTTGCGCCACGTTGCAAACCGTCCCAGGGAATAGACATTGTGCTGCAGCGTTGCTTGCAGGATGAACTGACGACGCCACTGGTCGGCCTTGCCTTCGAGAGTTTCAATCTTGCCGTAGCGCTGATCTGTCTTGTCCAGCTGAATGACGTCGTGCATTTCAATTCCGAAAGAGCGGAACAGCTCAGGCTGAATTTCGACATCTTCTTCTTGCATGAATTCAGCGATCAGCAAATCGCCGGTGATGCTGGCGCGATACAAGCTGGTGGCAGGAGAAGGAAAGTAGATCGTCTGGTAGATCGAGGCATTCGGAATGCGCCAGCGCCGCACAACAATGCCTGCCGAACGAAAACACGGAGCGGCATTCGGGAATTCGCCTTCGCAGAAGATCTGTCTGTCCTTGCCGTAAAGGATGTTGAACATGGACATCATAGGAATGGTGCTGACGATCGGATCTTTTTTGTGGTCGTCCAACAGAGAATCCACAGGTGTGTTCCACACGACACGCCCACGACAGCGCCGCGCCATCTGCTGCACGAGATCTTCCGGTGCGATGAAGCGTTGTGCCGGAGCCAGATTCCATATGCTGCGATCGACCAAGCGACCAACGACCTTCATCGAGTACAGATTTGCCAGTCGGATGGAAGGTTCCTGCGGCACACCCGCAAAGATGATCTGCTTATTCACAGTCACAGGCTTGAACTCGATGCCTAGCGCATCGCCCACTGCGCTGGAACGGAAACGCAACACTGCCTTGTGCTGCGTCTGTTCTTCTGGCCCTGCCTCGTAGATGTCTGCGTCCTGGAAGATGCTGCCTGCGAGAAGGCCTGCGAGACCTGCGCCGAGTATGATCATGATCCGTCCTTTTTGTATAAGTTGAAAACGATTTCGTTGCCGGCGATGAACACGTCTGCCGAAACACGTCGCGACACGATGTTGAATTTCTCAGCGGTTGCCGCGCCGAGATCGATGCCGAGTTTTGCAGCGAGCAGATCCAGGTAAGTCTGCACATCGGCAATTTCGTGCGCGATCTCCTGCCGCTTCTCTTCCATGGTCTTGTCTCCACGCTCGATCTTCTTGATCATGTTGGCGATGCCGCCGAGCTTCATCAGACATTCCAGTGCTTCACCAAATTCGCCGAAGCAGGCATTGGTCCATTGCGAAGCAGTCCAGTTGTCAATTCCATTCGGGTGACAGAGATTGCCTTTGCTGTCGCGGAACTGGATGCAGCGTGCCAGGTTGGCTTTGCGCAACGTGGCGAAGGAAAGCGTGTGATGTTCTGTGCCTCTTACTTGGTTCATGCCGATTTTCCTTTCTGAGTGGTGAGTTTTATTGCGGAAACAATCATGCTCCAAAAAAATACTTTTAGGCGACAGAGAAACGAGAGATACTTTGCACAAGAAATCCAAACGTAGAATGAAAAGAGAAAGGCGAACCATGAACAATGATGTTGCAGCAGCAACCGCTACCGTCTTCGTCACACAAGTGCCGAATCGACGCGACAAGGACACAGGCGTGATGACACCGTCTGTAAATATCTCTCCAGCAGGCGAACATGGCGAAATCAAGATCCTGATGCCGCCGTCTGCTTCGTTCTATGCAACGGCGGATCTGGTCAGCCAGTTGCGTGTCGGTCTGCGCGACTACAATTTCGAGCGCGGAGACTCTGTCATTGCGCTGGGAGACCCTGCTGTGATCGCCGTTGTCGGCGCATTGCTGGCGCAGCGCAACAAGTCATTCAACGTCTTGCGCTGGGACAAAAACACAGGACGCTACAGCAAGCTCAAGATCACAATCTAACGGCAACACACAACTGAGAAAGGAAACAAGCAATGGCACTGATATCATTAGGCGAAGTCCAACAGCTTGCGCATGCACTGCTGCGCGCCAAGGCTGACGTTGAAAGCGTCGAGGACGACCTGAAAGCAGCCAACGAGCGCGTACGCGTACTGCAGGAAGAATCCATCCCTTCCGCAATGCAGGAGTTGGGCTTGAAAGACTTCACGCTGGAAAGCGGCGAGAAGGTGACTGTGAAGGACGATGTCTATGCCTCCATCACAGCGGAAAAGAAGGCGGACGCCTTCGCATGGCTGGAAGAGCATAACTTCGGCGGATTGATCAAGACAGAAGTCGCAGTGCAGTTCGGCAAGGATTCTGCCGAAGCAGTCGAAGAGTTGCTCGGCGTTCTGAAAGCGATGAAGCTGGAGCCGGAAGCTTCGCGCAGTGTCAATGCGCAAACGCTGAAAGCCTTCCTGCGCGAGCAGTTGGAGAAAGGCGAGAAGGATCTGCCGCTGGATCTGTTCGGTGCCAGGCCCGTGACGGTAGCGCAGATCAAGGCTCCTGCAAAGACAAAGAAGAAGTGACCAGAACATTTTCAGCAGATGCTGTTGTCTGCTGATTTGTGCGCATCCAGGAATGGATGATTGATTCAACTATGACATTTAACTATCAACGACCGAAAGGAAACAAGCAATGAATGCAAAGACAACGCGTGCCCGCACGACGGACTCGAAATTCCCCGATGGCGGCAAGGCACGTTCGGAAGAAATCAAGAAGGATGTTGCAGGAACGATGGCGAAGGACAAAACAAGAACCGGAGAAGTTCTTCCGGCGGAAAGCGGCGTGAAGCCTGGCAATGAAGTCGGTCCGGCGGCCAGCACAGCAGTCGGTGGCGTGATCGATTACGCGGCAGACGCTGGCATGGGCATGGAAGGTGCGGACAAGGATTCGTTCGCCATACCGTTCATCGTCGTGCTGCAGAGCAACTCGCCGCAATGCGAGATCGTCAATGGTGCGCCGGTTGTTCCCGGTGCCATGGCAGGCAAGTTCCTCAATTCCGTCACCAACGAAGTCTATGACGAGATCTTCCTGATCCCTGTCGCCTTCCAGCGCCGCTACCTCGAATGGGCACCGCGCTCCAGCGGTGGTGGCTTCAAGGGCGAACACACCGTCGTGCAGGTCGAAGGCGGACCCGAGATCGAAGGTGCCGTGAAGTGGGCCAAGAAGACGATCAACGAGAAGGACGAGATGGTGACCGAAACCGGCAACATCCTCAAGGACACCCGCAACCACTTCGTCATGGCGAAGAGCGCGGACGGCTCCTGGCATCCCGCCGTGTTCTCGCTGGCCAGCACCAAGATCTCTGCGAGCAAACGCTGGCTGAGCCGCATGACCAACATCGTGGAAACCGCTCCCAACGGCAAGACCTTCAATCCGCCTGCGTTCAGCCGCATCTACCGCTTCTGGACCGTCAAGAAGGAAAACGACAAGGGCAAGTTCTTCAGCGTTGATTTCGACGTTGTCGAGCCAGTGGCGGACTCCGACCTCTACATGTCTGCGAAAGGCTTCCACCAGCAAGTCGTCGAAGGCAAGGTCAAGGTGCAACAGCCGGTGGCCGATGGCGAAGCTGGCGACGACGGCGAAAAGTTCTGACCTGACAAGGCCGAACAAAAGAAAGGCGTTTAATTCTACGGGGACTTCGGTCCCCGTATTTGTCTGGAGGGAATATGCAAGTCGGAGATAAAGTGATCGTCGATGGCGAAGAAGCAACCGTCGTGCATGTGACGCCTGCCATCAAGGAAGATTGCAATCACACTTGGGCAGAAGACGAGGAAGGCAATCCATCGCACTGCACGTTGTGTGGCTTGTCCTTCACCCGTTACATTCATTGCTGCATGCCATGATCAAGGTTCTTTACACCTGCGATCAATGCGGCTTGATTGACAGGCCTGTAGAGGTTGAGGAGCGCGCCACGGAAGAAGATCTGACGCTGTGGATGCACAAGGTGCAGATCGCGCTCTCCAAGGACCATGACATCGTCAGTCCGCATTGCCACATCACCAAATTCACCAATGCAAAGATCCCTGTTGCTCCTGGCAGCAACATGATCGGGCAGGAAACGAGACACTGACAGATGGCAAGGAAATACTTCTGTCGGTGTTCTCGTGAGAAATGCAAGGCAAGGGTCACGCTGCGGAAACATCCGGATGAATATGTTCGTCCGCCGAAGTGCAAGTATTGCGGAGGACGAAAGTTTCGCGTTGATAAGTACCGGCACAAGAAGGAGCGAGGGTTCGCCTGCAATTGCCAGGGAACTTGGTTTCCGCATCGGCCTGGATCGAGTGTGTGTCTCAGAGAGAAGAATGGAGAACTGAAATGTCCGTTTTGAAGAATGTTGAGAAGGTATTCTGGCAAGCCATTGATATTGCATTCACCATCGCAATGATTGCAATGATGGTTGTTGGGATTGTTGTCGTTGGCGGAGGAATGCTCATGGCATTTTTCGTATGAGCGGTTCTGTCGGAACACGCTACACATCGCGCACGATCCGAGCACGACTGCTGGCCGGAGACGTTCCTGAATTCATTCAGAAGCACATCCGCAGGGATTACATCGTCAAGAGCTATCTCTCCTGTCCGCCATGGGCAGATCGGAAGGCGCTGCGCGAGTTGGAAAAGCTCGCTGCAAGGCTGACGTTGCAAACCGGCATTCCGCATGAGCTGAACCACATCGTGCCGATCAGTCACCCGCTGGTTTGCGGTCTGACCGTTCCCTGGAACATGGAAGTGATCACACGCGCAAAGAACAATGCGCTGAGCAACTGCTTCGATCTGCGCGAGCCTCAGGAACAACTGAAGCTAATACCATTGCATGTTGTTGAACAATATCGATTGAACATTTGAGGAGAATGAGATGGAAATGAAATACGTTCGCCACGAAGACACAGGATTCGTTCTTTGGCCAAGCACGCATGCTCTTTGGCACAGCGACGTTGGCGACACAATAATCAAGAAACGAGGCGGAAAGATAATTTCAGCAGGCTTTGCCAGGATTCGTAACGGCAAGGCTGTCTGTTACGGCATGTCTGAAAGCCTGAACATCAGCTCCATGGATGGTGACACCGAGGCATTGAACAAGCAACTCGGACTGGTCGATCCTGTGGTTGTAGACGCCTGCTGCGCAGAATACCACAACTGCGAAAAGCCGAACGAGCCTTGCGTGCATCGGTTGGCTTCGTCGGAGAGCAAAAAACAGAATCCAGCAACACTGGTCACAGGCGTGAATTGCGAGCTGTCCTATTCCATCCAGACGCCGATCCCGGCAGGTACGTATCTGTATCTGAAGCCGGACACTGAGATCGATTCTCTGCGCGCGAAACTCGCCGCGATGCAAGTCGATCGTGATTCGGCCTGGCAGAATGTTCGCATCCTGGAACGAGCGCGGCAGGAACAGGATAAAGAGACGGCAAGGCTGGCCGTGTATGAGCAAAGGCTCAACAAGCTGCGTCGGCTCTGCGGCTACATTGAAAACGGCAGCAGCTCATTCTTGTCGTTGTCGCAAGACGATGCAACAGGAGACTGGATCCTGAAGGTCGGAAACAACGGCAGCAAGACCTATTTCGGCAGTTCATTCGAGTCGGCCATTGACGCGGCTGTTGTCGAGGAGGACTGAACGTGAAGCGCTGGAAGAGGGATCTGCTGCATTGGTTGCTGGCTGTGGATCTCAGTTTGCTGTTCGTGTGGTTGTTCTACGGAAAGCTATAACATGGAAGAATTCAGGGAAAGCATATTGCGCGCCGCGCAGAGTTACATCGCGCATGGCTGGAGCGTATTCCCAACGCACACAATCATCGAGTTCAATGAGGAGGGTCAGGAACCTCGCAGTGGCTGCTCTTGCGGTGTGAAGCTCTGTTCAGACGCAGGCAAGCACCCGCGCATTCGGCGCTGGCAAAAGGAAGCCAGCAAGGATCCCGCGAAGATCCTGGAATGGTTCGGTCCGGATGCTCCTCCTTCCAACATCGGCATTGTGACAGGAGAGGTCAGCGGCATCACCGTGCTGGACATCGACACAGGTCCAGGCAAGGCAGGCGCGGAGACATGGGCAGAGATCATCAGTGAGCATGGTGAGCCGGACACATTGACCGCTCAGACAGGTTCTGGCGGCATGCACATGGTCTTCAAGTACAACTCTGTGCTGAAGACTTCCGCCAACACGCTAGGCAAGGGTGTTGATGTGCGCAACGACGGTGGCTTCATCATTGCAGCTCCTTCGCGTCATCGCTCTGGCGGTGTGTATGAATGGCTGAACTGGTCAATGAGCAGGGACGGAGCAGACCCTGGAGTTGAAAACCTGCCAGCGCATCTGAGCCGTCGCAGAGAGACACGTGGCAGGCCGAAGAAAGGCGACATCACCCGCCAGAAGTTTTCCATTGAGCAAGTGCGCGCCATGCTGGAGGTCATTCCGCAAGACGATCGCGATCTCTGGCGCAACGTCGGCATCATCCTTGGTCGTGCCTTCAACCGCATCGACGAGGCGTGGGAGCTGTACAACGAATGGTCCAGCAAGTGGGGAGGTCGCCCAGGACGCAACCATGCTGAGATCATGCATGAGGCGTTCTACGAGCTGAGCCAGCAGAAGAGCGAAACGGAACTGACCATCGGCACCATTGTGAGGCTCGCTGTGGAGCACGGTTGGTCGCCGAAGTTCGGCGAAGTGCCGCATGAGAACTTCATTTACTTCGGACCGGGCAACAACTTCATTTATCGACCCACAGCGTCCTTCTGGGTTACAGAAGCTGTCAATGCCGCCTGTTCGCCGATCAATGAAAGTGGTGAGCTGAAGAAGCCAGCGGATTGGCTGCGACAGAATATGCTGGCCACCAGCATGACTTCGGATCCGGCGCTGGATGGAGACTATGTCAAGGGTGTTGATTGCCGTGATGGCATGATGATCTCTCAAAGTGGCTCTGCCACCTTCAACACCTATCGCGGACCTGTTATCGAGCTGGGTGATGCGCGCTTGGCTGGACCGTTCCTGGAGCATGTGCGCAAGGTGTTTCCAAAGGACGGTGATGCAGACCAGTTCCTGAACTACATGGCGCATCGTGCGCAGAAGCCCTGGGAGAAGCCTCGATTCGCCTTGCTCATTGCAGGAGACCAAGGTGTCGGCAAGGACACAGCCATTGAGTTCTGCTGTCCCGCGATCGGCAACTGGAATGTCAGCAACATCGAACCTTCTGCACTGGACACGCAGTTCAACGAATACGCTGCAGCAACACTCGTGCGGATCTCTGAAGCTGCCAATTTGCATGACATGGATCGCTGGGCATTCAACGAGCGGCTGAAGGTGCTGATCGCCGGAACGCCTGACACCCTGAGCATCAATCCGAAATACGGTCAGAAGTATTCCATCCGCATGTACTGTGGCGTGATCATCACAACCAACCACATGGTGTCAGGCATCTACATTCCGCCGGACGACCGGCGCTACGATGTGATGGAGGCGGCCAGCAAGTGTGAGATGGGCCTAGAAACCGATGAGAAGTCGAAGGAATACTTCTCTGAGCTCTGGAGCTGGTTTTTGGCGTCTGGTGGCGATAGGCATGTTGCTGCGTATCTGATGGAACGCGACCTGAGTGGCTGGTCGGCTTCCAATGGACAACGGAAGACGAGAGCTCACAACTACGTCGTTGCGACCTGTACAAAGAATGACGACTGGTTCTTCGATGCCATGAACTCAATAGGCGAGCCGGAAATATTCCGGTCAGACGCGCTGATCTCCGCCGTGCTGAAAGATGGCATGAACCTGAAAGAGCTGGCCACCAAATTGTCGCATGCGGTTAATCGAGCGGATTTCCGTGTTCACATAAACCCGAACCGGAAAGACGGTCGGTGGAAATACAACGATAAATTGGTAACCATCTACGCCAAAAGGCATCTGACCTTCGAGGAAATCGAGAAAATCAGACCCCATTTGGACGTTCCTTTCTGAAGCGTTCAATCTTTGAGCGTCGGCACGGACGCGATTGAGCAGATCAATCCATGTTACATAAGCACGAGGACGTGATAAATGGTGATTCCTTTAGAAACAACGACCGGACGTGATGCGGACGTGTCCTAGATAGACTCGGCTAAAAAATAATATAATAGAAGTGGAAGTGAGAATCGGTATTTTTATTTTCTAAAGGAGTTTATAGGTATCACGCTCACATCACGTCCAGTGAAACGATGTTCGTGCGAGCGTTAGGAAATTATTTTATATTGGAAGAGATCGAAAAGTCACGTCTGCATCACGTCCAATGAAACACAGCTTCGTGCGAGTGTTGCCTGGAGACAAAAAGATGGAGCAGGATCGGGAGCCTTTACTTGAAAATGCTGATCGCAATATGCCCGCAAACGACGAACTTGTAAAGCCGAAGAGGAAGCGCGGGAACCCTGCGCTGGTGAAGGGAGCTGTGCCTCCAGAGATGAGAGGACGCAAGGTCGGAACGCAGAACAAGCTGACGAAGGTCAAGGAAGCGATCATCGCCAAGACAGGCATAACGCCATTGGAATTTATGCTCACCATCGTTCGTGCAGATCCAGAGGAGTTGAAGAAGCTGCGTATCGCGAAGAAGGATGTGACACCGACATTCCGTATGCGTGCTGCTGACTCCGCAGCGCCGTACATCCATCGCAGGATGCCGATCGCGATTGAAGGATCAAACCCTGGAGATCCTATCGCTGTTGTCGTTGCTGCTTTCCCCACAGACCCGAAGCTCGCTGCTGAAGCCTATCAGAGACTTGTGAGTGGGCGCGGTGTTGTGTACGAAAATGGCAGCGACTGAGAGAGCCAGCATTGGGCAACTCGCCCAGATCGAATACCCTTCAAGGTTCGATTGGAAACATCCAGAGTACGCTCCTGTATTCAAGCGTCGTGCTGAGGCTCTCATGCGCATCAGACAGAGTCCAGGCAAGCTTCCATTGCTCAAGGCCTACTACAGAGACCACATCGCTCAGTTCATAATGGACTGGGGTGTGACAGAAGACCCTCGCAATGTCGAGCGCGGATTGCCTTCCCTGATGCCGTTCATCCTTTTCCCAAAGCAGATTGACTGGATCGATTTTGTCACCGATTGCTGGAGGACGCAGACTCCAGGCTTGACGGAGAAGAGTCGTGATGGCGGGTTGAGTTGGCTCGCCATTTCTTATTCGTGCAGCATGTGTCTGTTCCATGAAGGTATGGCGATTGGCTTTGGGTCGCGCAAGGAGACCTATGTCGATCAGGTTGGTGCTCCAAAGTCTCTGTTCCACAAGGCGCGTGTTTTCATGCGCAATCTGCCTGTTGAGTTTCGTGGCGGGTGGGATGCTGATCGGCATGCGCCTCACATGCGCATCAACTTTCCAGAATCCAAATCCAACATGAGCGGTGAAGCTGGCGACAACATCGGTCGTGGCGACCGCACCGGCATCTACTTCGTGGATGAATCAGCTCACCTGGAGCATCCGGATCTGGTTGAGCAGTCGCTTTCAGCAACGACCAACTGCCGGCAGGACATCAGCAGCGTCAATGGCATGAACAATCCATTCGCTGTGAAGCGATTCAGCGGACGTGTGAAGGTTTTCACCTTCCACTGGAAGGATGATCCGCGCAAGGACGATGCGTGGTACGCAAAGCAGCGTGATGAACTCGACCCTGTCACGCTGGCGCAAGAGGTAGACATTGACTACAATGCGTCTGTTGAAGGCATCGTCATTCCGCGTGAGTGGGTTCTGGCTTCTGTTGATGCTCACATAAAGCTGAATGTGGAACCGACAGGAGACAGGTCAGGCTCTCTGGACGTCGCTGATGAAGGTCGAGACAGCAATGCATTCTGCGGCGCTTACGGCATTTTGGTTGAGCATGTTGAAGAGTGGTCTGGCAAAGGTGGAGACATCTTCAACACGGTGGCCAAGGCATTCGACCTTTGCGATCAGCTTGGATACAAACTGTTGAAGTACGATGGGGACGGCCTTGGTGCAGGCGTTCGCGGTGACGCTCGCGTTCTCAACGAGAAGCGAATTGTAAACAAGATCGCTGTGGATGCGTTTCGCGGCTCTGAAGCTCCGTTCAATCCTGAAGGTGAAGATGTGAAGGGTCGGCTCAACAAGGACTTCTTTGCGAATCGCAAGGCGCAAGGATGGTGGTCATTGCGCACGCGCTTCCTCAACACGTTTCGTGCGGTTGTTGAAGGTCACCCGTTCAAACCGGACGAGATCATTTCCATATCCTCCAAGATCAAGAATTATCAGAAGCTATTGACGGAGTTGTCACAGCCAACTCGTAGCTTCAATGTTGTTGGCAAGACCGTCATCGACAAAGCGCCAGACGGCTCGATGTCTCCAAACCTGGCTGATGCTGTCATGATTCGATTTGGCAGAACAAGCACCCTCGACATCTGGGCGAGACTCGGCAAGAAAGGGAATTGATGTCCTCCGTCATGCCTCAACAGGTTGAGTGTAGAGTTTGGCGGAACACCCTGACATCGCTGGAACTTGAAGTGCTTGCTCATATGGCAGACGGCAGGCGCGCAGCAGAGACAAGTGAGATCCTTGGCACAACCACCAATGCTGTTGGTCTAAAGGTTCATGCGATAAAAAATAAGCTTGGCGCAGCAACATCAGCAGGCGCGGTTGCGCGAGCGTTCCGATTAGGCATATTGAAGTGAGGAGCTGAGATGAAGCGCAGCATTGCAGGAGTGGCTCAACGAGCCAAGCGTCAGGAGACGAAAGACGTGAAGGGAGCAAAGAAGGGTGAAGTCCCAACACTCGATTCATTCGTCAATTTCGCGCAGCGTCTCGGCATTGGTGCAGAGAATGCCTTGTCGACATCCAGCTATGGCTTCAATCCAATCACGCGTGTCCGCACACAGTTGGAGTGGATCCACCGTGGCTCATGGCTGGGCGGTGTTGCTGTCGATGTCGTGGCAGAGGACATGACGCGGGCAGGGGTCAGCCTGAAGGGTTCGCTCAAGCCGGATCAGATCGAGATGATTGAGGAAGCTGCAACGACACTCAGCATCTGGCCTTCCCTCAAAGAGACGATTCAGTGGGCAAGGCTTTATGGTGGGGCCATTGCTGTGATGATGATCGATGGCCAGAAACCGGAAACGCCATTGCGCATCGAGACTGTCGGCAAGGGTCAGTTCAAGGGTCTGCTCGTTTTGGATCGGTGGATGGTGGAGCCGACACTCAACGATCTGGTGACTGAGATGGGTCCGGACATGGGCCTTCCGAAGTTCTACAATGTCACAGCAGACGCGCCTGCTTTGCCAAGGCTCAAGGTCCATCACAGCCGTTGCATTCGGCTGGAAGGCATTCGACTGCCGTACTGGCAGCGTGTGATGGAAAACCTTTGGGGTATCAGCGTCATCGAGCGGCTGTACGATCGCATGGTGGCGTTCGACTCGGCGACAACCGGCGCTGCGCAACTTGTCTACAAGTGTTATCTGCGCACCCTGAAGGTCAAGAATCTGCGTGAGGTTGTCGCTGCTGGTGGCGACATAATGAATGGCCTAGTGGCACAGTTCGACCTCATGCGCCGTTACCAGGGAATGGAAGGCATCACGCTGATCGATGGTGATGATGAATTCGGCATCAATGAACATTCCGCGTTCGGCGGATTGGCAGAAGTGCTTCAGGAATTCGGGCAGCAGCTGTCTGGAGCCTTGCAAATTCCGTTGGTGCGATTGTTTGGTCAGAGCCCATCAGGATTCAGCTCCGGCGACAACGATGTGCGGCTGTACTACGACGGCATTGCCAGCCAACAGAACAAGGATCTGAAGATCGGCGTGACAAAGGTTTATCGCATGATTGCGCAAAGCGAAGGTGTCAAGGTTCCGAATGGCTTCAGCATCGGCTTCAATCCTTTGTGGCAGTTGCAGGACAAGGAGAAAGCTGAGATCTCCAGCGCGACGGCAGACTCTGTGATCAAGGCTCGTGACGCAGGGTTGGTGAGCGACAAGTGCGCGATGCAGGAGCTGCGTCAATCCGCCAACATCACAGGCATCTTCTCCAACATCACCGACAAGGACATCCGGGAGGCAGACGACGTTCCTGAAGCACCGGAACCGATCGGTCTGAGTGGTGCAGAGGTTGAACAGGACGATCCGCCGTTGCCGAAAGGCAAGAAGGACAAAAAGGATCCAGCCGACAAAGATGAAAAGTCAGACAGAGGAGCCTCTGGCTCAAAAGCCAAAAAGCCAGCTAAGGACCATGCTGACACCTCTATGAAGGCGATTTCGGACATTCTCCTCTTTCACGACCTGCATATTGCCATTGAGAATCCCAAAGGCAGCATCCGCCAAGGTGGCGCAGGGGAAACGGCCTGGCAAGTCTCCATGCCGGAGGATTATGGCTACATCCGCAGGACAGAAGGCGCGGACGGCGATCAGGTGGATTGCTATGTCGGGCCGTACCACGAATCGCCTACAGTCTATGTCATTGACCAGAACAATCCCGACACAGGTGAGTTCGACGAGCACAAGGTGATGCTCGGCTTCCCTTCCAAGCGCACGGCGCTGCAGGCCTACGAATATGGCTACACGGACGGTCGTGTTGTGGAACGATTCCGCAGCTGCACGGAGATGAGCATGGAATCGTTCAAGCAGTGGCTGAATGCAGCTGACCTGACAAAGCCATGTGAGGGTTGATGTCATGAGCCTACAGCCGCAAGACAAGCTGTTCCTGTTTGCCTTCGGCATTGTGTTGCTGGTGTTCGCTCTGCGCTTCCTGATCTTGCTTCTGTACAGAAAGATGATGGACGATTGGCTTCTCAATATCGGCATTCCAGCGAAGGAGCGTAGCGCAGAAGAAGCAGTTGCATCGGCCTACTGGAAGCGCGGATTGCCGAAGCCAGAAAGCTATGGCGTTGAACCGTACAAACCCTGGGAGCATCAAAAATGAAAATGTGCAACACTCATATGCATGATCTGCATTCCGCCATAAAGCGCAAAGGCATGGGCAGTATGGTTTCAGGCTCTGCAGAGGAAGCGACACGCAAGGCCAGGTTGTGGCTCGATGGTAGGCTTGAAACTCCGGCTGACTTCGATCCATTGGTCGCCAGCACTCTGGAAGTGTTCAACAAGGCCAAGGAAAATGTTGGCGACCTGCCGGACAGCGTTTGTCCATTGTGCGCTGTTGATCGTGTTCTGAGCTGCGCAACGACATGGGTAGACAATGTCACAGACATCATGGTGCTCGTGTGCGAAACGAACAATCTGCGGCGAGGATAACATGGACCCACAAAACATGACACCGGAAAAGTTTCTCGTTCTGCTTTCCCTGATGATTTCTGTTTTCGTTCTTTGCCGACTCGTTGTTGTCTGGCTCTGTCACCGGGAAGCGCAACCGCCAGAAGAGCCGTATTGCGACGAGCGTCACAGCGACGAGAGCTGGCCTGTTGCTCGTGAGCTGCTCGTCAAGGACGGTTGCGCCAAGCCAGAAAAGAGAAATGGCTAAACTGCCTAAGGGCGCAAAGCTCTCTGCAATTCGCCGTGAGGAGCGTGCCAAGCGTCTCTCGGCGCGTGAGCGTTTCAAAGTTGCAAAGACAGCCAGCAAAAAATATGCCCGGCAACTCTCGCAGGTTGCCAAGCAGGTGGGCTCAATCGTGGAAGGGTTGGCTGGCGATCCCTGGAGGTTGAAAAGAGCACTGAATGAATATGCCACACTGCTCAATCCATGGGCAGAGGCTGTTGTTGCAAAGCAGATCGCGGAAGCGGATCAACGCGACATTCGTGCATGGCAGGGGCTGGCGCAAGAGATCGGTCAAGAGCTTCGTGCAGAGATCCCGAGAACGGAATTCAAAGAGCTGATGGCTGAGCAGGTTGCGCTGATCACATCGTTGCCGTTGGAAGCTGCCAAGCGCGTTCATAAGCTGGCGGAAGAGGCGATGCTGCAAGGCAGGAGAGCGCCGGAGATCGCCAAGGAGATTATGCGCACAGGAGAGGTCACCAAGTCTCGCGCAATGCTGATTGCCAGGACTGAGACTTCCAGGACGGCAACCGTTCTGACAGAGACACGCGCAAAGCATGTCGGCTCGATCGGCTACATCTGGAGAACGTCTGGCGACACAGATGTCCGGAAGCTGCACAAGGACCTGGAAGGAACATTCCATCGTTGGGACGATCCGCCTGTGGCGGGTGAGAACGGTGAGCGCGCTCATGCTGGCGCGATCTACAATTGCAGGTGTTGGGCAGAGCCTGTGCTGCCGGACATAATCGAATGATTGCAAAGTTTTCTGGGCGTTACACTCCACAGAGCCATTTCTAGAGCATATTGGCGTCTGCCGCTTATTGTGGTTCCAAATCCACACAAACAACCAGGAGTCCAAGCATGAAAAAGACCCTCACCAAATTGCTAGCGATTGCTGTTATCGCGGCTGCATCATTCGGAGCTTTTGCTCAGTCGTCCGGAGCCATTCAGGCCCAGTCGCCGATGACGCGTGACATCGGAGCCTTGCAGACCCATTCGGCACGAGTGGCAGGGACGACCAGTTCCTCCGACCAGTCCGGCTTCAACGTCAGCCGCGTCGTGTGTGTGTTCAACCAGACAACGTATACCGGCAATCCCAGCACGACGTTCCTCATTCAGAACAAGGATGCGGCCAGCGGTCTTTACTACACCTTGATCACTTCGGCGGCAATCACTTCTGCCACCGGCGTCAATACGCCGCAGTACATCACTGCGGGTGGTGGCGCGGCGACCACGGCCAATGTCAGCGCCAATGTCCCCATTGCCCGCACCTGGCGCACCCGCACCGTGGTGGCTGGTTCGAGTACGCCGATCGTGACAGGGACCGTCGGCTGTTCCGTGCAGTAACCGCATGACCGCTTTGCTGAACCTGCTGTGCCTTCTACTTCCACTGGCCATGTTGCCGGGACTGATGAGCGCCGGAACAACCCCTCGTTGGGCTGTTCTGGCGCTTCTTGTTCCGCCAATGCTTTACTGGGTGGATTGGGAGAAGGTTCCGCACAAGCGTTTGCTGATCGCCACATTGGTGTTCGCTGCGTTCAGCTTGCTGTGGATGGAGGTAAGGTACGACGGCTACTTGGAGCTGTGGCGTATGACTCTCATCTTCTCAGCATTTGCCGTTGGCGCTGTTTGCGGAAACCTGGAACGTCCTCTGACATTGATGGCCGTGAGCCTCGCTCTCACCTTGCCTCTCGTGTTCTTTCAGGCCTTGGGCTACCAAGGAATTCCGCAGACAGCGCCGCCAGCTGGTTTGTTCCTCAACAAGAACGTCCTGGCAGAGTCTGCCGCAGCACTGCTTGTCGCAATGACATTTCTGCGACGCTGGCACATCGCCATTCCCCTGCTGGTCATCACGCTGCTGGCGCAAGAGCGCGCCGCATATGTTGGAATGACAGCGGCAGTGATCTTGTATCTGTGGCCACGGAGACGGAGCCTCGCTTACGCACTGCTGGCCTGCATTGGCGTTTCTGTTCTCGTGATGAGCTCAACGCCATCCGCGCTGGATCGATTCGGCATATGGCAGGACACCCTTCAAGGTGTCACGTGGATGGGCCAGGGCATCGGATCCTTCTTCACCATGTTCCCGGCAACTGCCACTCACATCGACACAATGCTTGTACGACCGGAGCAGGCCCACAATGAATTCCTCCACTTCCTCTTTGAGCTCGGAATCGGCTCAGCAGGCCTATGGGCACTTGGCTACTTCGCCATCCGTGGAAAACAGGAACTTGAACGATTGGTCTTTGCCTCCATCGTGGCAATGTCACTTTTCGCATTTCCTTTCCATATGCCGCTTACCGCTTTCCTCGCGGCTCTTGTTGCCGGTCGCCTTTGCTCTTCTGAGCGTGACGATGTCGGGTTTGCAGTTGATGGCAGAAGTCGCCATGCATGAGGCGTCCATGAACAAGGGTGTGTCTCCTGCAGAAGCTGTTCGTCAGGTCGCTGCGGCGTCTGAACTGTTCCTTCTGGACCACAACATTCGCAGACTGCCTGCCGCAATGGCAGCGGGCATGTCCGGCAACATTCCGATAGGCGATGTGATCCCGCATCTTGAAGTGTGTCTGGCACGCGATCCGAATGCGCGCGACGTTCGTGCTCAGCTCACCGAAGCTCGTGCATTCCTTTCCAAGTCACGGACGAAACACTGATCATGCGCCGTCGCACTTCCGACTTCGACACTCTGCAGATGCGCTTCTACTCCGAAGAGCAGTTGAGCGAGCATCAGTCGCTTACGCCTGAAGGCTACCTCGTCGTCATTGACGTTCCGCTGGCGCGCACCGGTGTGCTGATTTATGGTCCGGGCGAAACGCCTGTCTCAACAGGACCGGACGGTCATGTCAAGATCTATCGCGACCCTGAAGATGTGTTTCATCCAGACCATCTCGCCAGCATCGCTGGCAAGTCGGTTGTCAATGATCACCCCTCGGAAGACGTCACACCTGAAAATTTCAAACGCTACCATGTTGGTCACGCACTGAATGTGCGTCGTGGTGAAGGCGCAAGCATCGACCTGATCCTTGCCGATCTGATCATCATGGATCCGCAGGCCATCAAGGACATTCAGTCTGGCAAGCGTGAAGTGTCCATGGGATACGATTGCGACTACGAAGAGATTGAGCCTGGCATCGGCAAGCAGCACAACATCATTGCAAATCACATCGCCTTGGTTGAAGCAGGTCGGTGTGGTGTCCGTTGTTCAATCAAAGATCATCAAACCAAAGTAGGAGGCACCATGGGACTCAAGATCACAAGCTTGCTTGGCAAGATTCTTCGCAGGGCAAAGATCGGCGATCGCGCTGTGAAGGACCTCGAAGAAGAACTCGAGAAGGCCAAGAAGGAAGGTGCTGACGACGAAGCTGTTGCCGAACTCGAAGGCGTCTTGAAGGAAGCCAAGAGCGACGACTCCGGCGACGACACCATCGAAGGTGGAGAAGGCGTTCATGTCCATATTCATGGCGGCGAGAGCGACGACACGAAGGTCCGTGATGAAGACATGACGGCCTTCATGGAGCAGAACGAGGCGGACCATTCCGAATTCCGCAGTCGTCTGGACGCACTCGAAGCTGCTCTGGCAGGCATGGGCGATGCCGGTGCGCAGGCTTCTGCAGACAGCGAGGCGGAAAAGGCTCTGGAGCAGGAGCTGGAAGAAGAGGCTCCTGCCGGTGCCAAGGACAGTGCGCGCAAGGCTCGCGACAGTCAGTTCCTTGGCGACTCGTTCCAGGACACCGTCGTCGGCGCTGAGATCCTGGCTCCCGGCATTCGCTTCCCTGCCTTCGATGCCAAGGCTCCCGCCAAGGACTCCCTGAACACCATCTGCAATTTGCGCCGCAAGGCTCTGGATCTGGCCTACCTCACGCCGGAAGGCCGTGGCATCGTCGAAGATCTGAACGGCAACAAGGCGCTCGATCTGCCGGCGATGAGCTGTGGCGAAGTTCGCACCCTGTTCCGTGGCGCTGTGGCGGCGAAGAAAGCCGCCAACAATGCTGCGGGCAAAACCAACGATGCGCCGCGTGGTGTCAATACCGGATCCAAGATCCAGACCATCGGCGACTTCAACAAGGCTCTTGCCGAGCACTGGGCGAAGAAGTCCAACTGATTCACCGACACACCATCCTCCAGGAGAAAACCATGAAACAGAAACTCATTCACACAGCAGTACGGGGTGCGGTGAAGCTCATGCGCGCCAAAGTTCGTGATGTGGCCTTCGGCTTCCGCATGGGAGCTGGCTTCGCTGGCGACATCAATCGCAGCCATCCCGTCAATGTCGAGCCGTGTCAGCAAAGCGCAACCGCGCCTGCAACTGCTTACGGTCAGGCTGTTGTCGCCGACACGATCGGCGCAACCAATACCATTCGCCCGATCGTTGCCGCTGACCAGGCCATCACGACCATCTACGGCGTGACGACTCGTCCCTTCCCGCAGCAGCAATCCACCAGCTCCGTTGCCTATGCCGCTTCGCCGTTCGGTGCTGGCACGCCTCCCGGTGCCGGTGAAGTCATCGACGTCGTGCGTGCTGGCTACATCATGGTCCAGCTCAACACTGGCGAGCCTTCGCCGACCAAGGGTGCTCCGGTCTATGTCTGCGCGGAAGCGACCAACGGCAACCACGTGCAAGGTGGCTTCGAAGTTACTGCGCGTGGCGCGGTGACCCAGGTCATCCTGGACTCCCGCTACACATACAACGGTCCCGCCGATGCAGACGGTGTCGTTGAACTGTGCTGCAACGTCTGATCATCAATCCCAAGAGAAGAGGAACTTTCAACATGAAAACTTTCGTACACGGAATGAATCCGAAACTGATTCGTGCCAAAGCTCGGGACGGTATGATGACCTACGACATGTCCAGCGCAAAGACGATCGACGGCTCCGGCAACAGCCGCGGCGTCACCTTCGATCGCTCCTTCAAGACGCACGATGGCCGGACGGTGGATTCGACCGGCGCTTTCCTCGTCGGCGAACTCGAACGCCTCGACCAGACGCTGCACATGCCGCTTTCGTCCGTCAGCTGGAGCCGCGACATCGATCTGCGTGAAGATGTCACGATCGCAGATGAGGTCTCGTCCTTCACGCTTTCGACCTTCGGCTCGCAAGGTGGTCTCGGCACCGGCAACGCAATCGGCAACGGCAAGAGCTGGATCGGCAAGCAGACCAACCAGATCTCCGGTGTCGGCGTCGATATCGCCAAGATCGCCAATCCGCTGCGGCCATGGGGCTTGGAAATCAAGTACTCCATCATGGAGCTGGAATCCGCCGCCAAGCTTGGCCGTCCGATCGACAACCAGAAGTTCGAAGGCCTGCAGCTGAAGTTCCAGATGGACGTTGATGAACAGGTCTATTACGGCGACACAGGCAACGGCGACACAGGCCTGGTAAACAACACGCTGGTGACCAACGTCAATAACGTCGTTGCCGGTGCCGGTGGCTCGACCGCCTGGACCACCAAGACGCCGGATGAAATCCTGACCGATGTGAATACGGCGCTGACTTCGGTCTGGGCTGCATCCGCATGGGCCGTCATTCCGGAACGCCTGCTGCTGCCGCCTGCGCAGTTCGGTTACATCTCCACACAGAAGGTGTCGCTGGCCGGCAACGTGTCGATCCTGAAGTACCTGCAGGACAACAACCTGCTGACGACCTCAGGCCGTGGCAAGATCGAGATCTTCCCGTGCAAGTGGCTGATCGGCGCTGGTGTCGGTGGCACCATCGGCACCGTCGGCATCGACCGCATGGTGGTCTACACCAAGGCCAAGGAGCGTGTCCGCTTCCCGATGACGCTGTTGCAGCGTACGCCGGTTCAGTACGACAGCATCTTCCACAAGACGACCTACTTCAACAAGCTGGGTCGTGTGGAAGTCGTGTATCCGGAAACCCTCGGTTACTTCGACGGCCTGTAAGCCACAAGCGACAAACAGCGCAAGCGGCTCCGTGTGAGCCACAACCAAGGAGATTTTCATGAGCAAAAACAGACAAGCCACAAGGGACGAAAAGAAGCCCACGGCAAGCCAGCCGAAGCCAGCTGGGAAGGATGCACCGACGGAGGCTGATAAAGCCAGCCTTGACATGCTGAACACAGCCGTTGCCCATTTCGCCCCGATGATCTTCGACAAGTCCGGCGACCTGGACGAGATCGTCACCCTGATCACCAGTGAAATGCCTTCCGTGAAACCGGAAGATGTGAAGCAGGCGCTGGAGGTTGCCGTCAAGGCGATGGTCGATGCCGCTGAAGCTGACAAGCTGGCCGCTGACAAGCTGGCCGCTGAAGAAGCGGAAGCTGCGCGGTTGGCCGCTGACAAGCTGGCCGCTGAAGAAGCGGAAGCTGCTCGATTGGCCGCTGACAAGCTGGCCGAACAGGATGGCGCGAAGGTGATCGTGAATGTGCCGAAAGCCTTTCGGCTGACCCTGAATGACGGCCGCACGATTCCCTATCCCGCTGGCGCTTACGGCATGCCGGTCAAGCATGCTGACCACTGGTATTCCAAGGCCAACGGCGTCACCGTCGTCGAACAGTAGTCGCCTTCGACTGGACCACGAAATGTCGCCAACAGAAGCGAATGGCAAAGAAGTGAAAGATGACATCGAGCAATTCGCTGTCTCGACACTTCCTGCTTCTGTCACTGCGGCAGAACTCAACGAACGCAGTCGCCAATTCTGGGAACGGCCAGTTGGCGAGATCATTGAGAATGGCTGAGAGGGCAAAAAATGACGGTCACCGTCACCAGACCACAGCACAAAGCGGCTGATTTTTATGCTTACATTCACTGCAAGCCTGATGGGTCGCCGTTTTATGTTGGAAAAGGCAAAGGTGCGCGCTGCTATCGTTTGAAGCGTGACAATCCTTATCACCAAAGGGTTGTGGCCAAATACGGCCAACAAAACATCCTTGTCGGAAGACTAGAATGTTCCTCAGAAGAAAATGCATTCAAGCTTGAAAAAGGCTTGATCAAGTGCTTGCGCAATGCAGGAATGCCTATTGTGAATTTGACAGACGGAGGAGACGGAGCGTCTGGCCACATTCATTCAGAAGAAACGAAACAAAGAATAGGCTCATCGAACTCAATCAAACTGAAAGGACGCAAACCGTCTGAGGAGACTTGCAGAAAAGCAATTGCTGCGAAGACAGGGTCTCATTTAACAGATGAACAGAAGGCAAGAATTGGAGCTGGCAATAAAGGAAAGGTCAGGTCTGAGCAATTCTGCGAAATATTAAGGGTCAGAGCAACAGGAAGAAAACAATCTGCCGAAGCGATTGAAAAAACAGCTTCTGCTAATCGTGGAATGAAACGGTCTGAAGAGACAAAGGCAAAAATTCGTGCAGCTGCGTTGAGAAGGTATTCAAAATGACCGTCTCTATTGCGCAATTTCGTGCAGACTTCCCTGAATTTTCTGACGCAACGGTTTATCCCGATTCAGCATTCACATTCTGGTACGCGATCGCGTGCAAGCTGATAGATGTTGCGCTTTGGGCAGGCCTATTCAACATCGGCGCTGAGCTGTATGTCGCCCACAACCTTGTCATAGAAGCACGCGCAGCAGCAGCTGCAGCCGCTGGCGCTATTCCGGGTGAGACCGTAGGCTCGCTGAACAGCAAGTCTGTAGACAAGGTCTCGATGGGCTACGACACGTCCTCCAGCGTTGAAAAGGACGCTGGCCACTGGAATCTAACCGTCTATGGCACGCGCTACATTCGCCTGGCACGCATGGTCGGTGTAGGTGCGGTACAAGTCGGCGGTGTCGGTCCAGGAGGAGACTCTCTTCTCGCATGGAACGGTCCTGTCACAACCCCTGGCTTTTCCAACTTCAGCTGACGACCATGACAAAACACATCCACATTCATCTGCATCGCCGTGCTGTTGATCGGAAGGCGAAAGACGCTCCCTCTTCTGGCCCTGCCTTGTTCCATCATTTGATGAAGACCTATGGCGGTCAGTTCAGCCGGTGTCTTCAGCTGTTTGGCTACAGCATACCTGATCCGGGAAAACTTCCTGCGGATTGGAAGCCCCATGCACAGTTTATGGCGGAATTGACGAAGGCGAAGGACAGCCAAACAACTCTTCGCCTAGGCCACAGCCCACGTGTCGCGCTGATGCGCCAACTGCGCGCCATGCAGGCTGAATACGACAAGATGGATGCGGACAGCCGGCAAGGTGAGCTCGGTCGTGAGCTGCTGAACGACATCAAGGAAACGGAAGCCGAGATCAAGAACACGAAGGACGAAAAAAGCGAAGCTGAACTTCGAGCAGATTATTCCAAAGCGTATGCACGATGGGCGTCTGCCGTTACAGGGTCTGCCGAGTCGAAGGCGGCGTATCAGGAGATGATGGTGGCGCAAACGACGCTTGCAGATGTCGTCTTGCACGGACTAAAGTCGAAAGACTCCTACTCCCTCGCCGAGAAAGAAGAATACCGCAAGGCAGAAATGGAGCATTCCGACCTCGTGCAGAAGCGCGAAGAGCTTGGCGACAAAGGACGCAATCTTTCATTCGCAGAAGTTGATCGGATGAAGGTTCTGGAGGCGCGGCTGAAAGAGCTGCGTGCGAAGGGACTGGACAAGAAGGCGATGGACAGCGGCATCAAATACAAAGGCTACGAGATTTGGCCTAATGCGCATATGCCAGGACGTTGGGATGTGTGGGACACGATAGGAGTTGGCTCCCGCGTTAAAGGCGCATTGCCGTCTGTTCAAGCTGCCAAAGACTGGATTGACAAAAAAGTATGAAATCCGGCATCATCACGATTCTTGACGGCATGCCGAAGCTCCTGAAGTCGATGAAGGAGTTTCCGAAGCATGACGTCCTGATCGGCATTCCTGAAGACAGAACCAAAAGAGAGGAAGGTGATCCTATCTCCAATGCGGCGATTGGTTACATCGCCGAGACTGGTGCGCCTGAGCGCAACATTCCACAACGAGCGTGGCTGGTGCCGGCAATCAAAGGTGCCAAGGTGCCAATCAGCAAATACATGAAGCAAGCTGGCAAGGCGCTGCTGGATGGCAAGCTCAGTGTGTGCGACAAGGCGCTGAACGCAGCTGGCTTGGTGGGTCAGGCTGCTGCGCGCAACGAGATCAACACAGGTTCATTCCAGGCCTTGGCCGCAGCGACAATACGAGCGCGGCAACGTCGTGGGCGCACCGGCACCAAGCCGTTGATCGATACAGGCCAGTTCCGCAACAGCGTCAATTACGTCGTGCGAGGGGCAAAATAATGCCTCTGCTGGACGTCTCTTCTGTCCTTCTTGACCCTGACTTCGCGGATCGCTTCAATGTGATTCGCCGTGAAGAAGGTGTGTCAGACAAAGGACGCAGAATTCTTACCCTCACGACCCTGGCGAACAAGTACGGCGTCGTGTGCGCCGCTTCGCCAAACGATCTTCGGCGTCTGCCCGATGGACAGACATTCGACCGTGTCATCTCGGTCGTCAGCAAGTTTCCATTTTTCGGCGCGTGTGTTGGCTACCAGCCCGATCTGATTCAATGGCGTGGCAGCTCGTTCATCGTTGCCTCGTTGGATCCCTATCCGCAATACGGCCAGGGATTTTCACAAGTGATTGCCGTCTCGATCGATTTGCAGGATATGCCGATTCCACTTCCCGGCCAGCAGCTCGACATCGACTTCGTATTGGATTCATCGACATTAGGAGCAGCATGATGGCAAAGCAAATTCATGTATGGCCGTTTGCAAAGAAGGTTGCTGTGAGAGACTCCATCACTTCCAAAGGCTGGGAGGGGATGTACGAGCTGCAGAAGAAGGACGGTGGCACCGTCAATGCTGGCGAGAAACTGAAAGACTTTCGAGGCGACACGGAGAAGCTCGAAGGCGGACAAGCACCTCAAGGTCAAGGGAAAGAAGGCTACGTGTATGTGACCGGCAATCAACGCTACTATGCCGGTGTGTTTGGTCTGAAGTGGGTTTTGATCAACAAGGCAAAAGATGCCAAGATGTTCTCTGCAGCAGCCATCAATGCTGTTTTCCAGAAGGCGGAAAAGCTGACAATCGAGAGTTCGTTCCTTGAGATAAACAATGTCAGTTCGGATCTCAGCGCCATCATCAACTGGGGAAAAATCGAAGGCTACGATGAAGCTTTGATTCAAAAAGCAAAAAGTCTGGCAGCAGAAAATCGTAAGCTGTGGGAGATGAAAGGCAAAGCGAAGGACTCCTCCTCGGAAGAGCTGAAGAAGCTGCGCGCCGAGTTGGCAGGGACCAACGACACCACCAACCACCTAGGCGAAAAAGAATACCGCACCTACAACGGCTGGAAGGTCGCCTGCAAGGCAGCAAATCCTTCCGTGCGGTTCGAAGGCGACAAGGAGATCTGCAACGCGCTTCCCGGTGTCGGCGAGTGGGACGGCGAGAAGGGGAGTGTGTATGCGAAGACGAAGGACGCTCTCAGCAGAGCGGACATCGATGGCTGCAACAGGCTGATACACCTTCTTAATCAGTCAAGCGTTCCTGTTCTCAGGACAGGAAGCGGCAACGAAATTCGGGAAGCGATCGACGACACCAATGCAGTAGGTCGTCTCGTTCAGGACGTTATAAGAAATCTGGAATCGGCTCACATCAAGACCAAAGACGCCATGCCGCGCGAGGACACTGCACGCCTTCCGGATGGCCGCTACGACAACCGTGAGCTGGGCGAGCAGGGTATGATCTCCTGGACACCACGTGTCGGTCAAGACATCGACTATTTCGATCGGCAAGGAACCAAGCGCTATGGCAAGGTCACGGAAGTGTCTGGCGGCTACGTGACCATCAAGCCGATCGGGTCTGACGGTTATGCTTCTGGCGTTGCTGTGAAGCAGCAGATCGTTCCTGCAAAGGGACCTGCTGTTGCGAAGGATGCTAATCCTGATGGCACAATCAGTCCTGATGAAGAGAAGAGGACTCGTGATCTTCTGAGCAAAGCAGCTCGTTACAAAAATGAACTCCGCACGGAAGCTTATGAGATCGGCGGATCATTCAGAGGACCTGGCATTTGGCAACAGATCGTTTCGGTTCTGAGATCTTCCTAAATGCCCAACACGTCCGCCTCTGGCGGTTACCTCCTCCCTGCTGCCGCGCCAGCGCCTGTCGAGGGCGATGCCTTCGAAGACTTCCTGCATGATGTCATCCAGGGAATAACAGGCATGGACGCAACTCTGATTCGACCGCGCTGGCAGGACGAGCCGCCAAACATGCCGCAGGCGTCAAACACGTGGTGTGCGTTCGGGATCGCTTCATGGATCCCTGACACCTACGCAATTGAAGAGCTGGATCCGGCAGGAGATGGAAGTGTCAATCTGATCCGTCACGAGACAGATGAACTCCTTGCTTCGTTTTATGGACCTGATGCGCAGCGTTACGCAAGCTATCTGCGCGACGGCCTGCAGGTGTCGCAAAATCGAGCGGCGCTCGTTGCTGCTGGTGTTGGCCTTGTGAGAACAGGCAATGTCGTGCAAGTCCCGTCTCTTGTGAAAGAACGCTGGCAGCGCAGAGTTGATTTGCCGATAACAGTTCGTCGTCAGATCCTGCGCAACTACCCAGTCATGTATCTGCTTACTGCCAACGCAATTCTTTATGGCGAAGGCGCACCCTTGATCACAACCCCGATTGACGTTCATCAGTAAAGGAAACCCATCATGACAAGCACCCTCCCGATCTCCCGCCTGATCAACGTTGCTGTGGATCTGGCCCCTCTGGCTGCGCAGGCTCAGGACATCTCCACGCTGCTTGTGCTTGGTGACTCCGACGTCATCGACGTTGTTGAGCGCATCCGCACCTACGAGACGATCGCAGACGTCACTGCCGACTTTGGCACACTGGCTCCAGAATACTTTGCCGCTCTGCTCTGGTTCGAGCAGGCTCCACAACCGACCGAACTCAAGGTCGGTCGCTGGGCGCAAGCTGCATCCAAGGCTCGTCTCAATGGCGGAACGCTCAGTGTCGCGCAACAGGCAATTGCTCTGTGGAACGCAGTCGCGGCTCCGGGCTTCTATGTGAAGCTGAACGAGATCCCGCTGGCGATCCACCCAACGACATTTGCTGCTTCCACCAACCTGAACGGCATCGCTGCGTTGATACAGGCGCAACTGCCTGTGGGCGCAACTTGCGTATGGAATGCAACTCTGAGTCGGTTTGAAATCGTGTCCGACACTTCCGGTGCCGGTTCCACCATCAGCTTCCTCGAAGCGCCGACTGCAGTTGGCAACATTCTGTTTGCGCTCAACCCTGTCAATCTCAGCACGATCACCCTGAACGGAACTGTCGTCACCTTTAAGGCAGCAGGGCCGCTTGGCGCTAACGAAGTCCTGATTGGTGCGGATCTTGCTGCTACGCTGGCTGCTCTGCAAGTGTTCCTGGCAGCTTCTGCCGATGCGCAAATCGTCAAGTTCGACACCTGGATCGATCCGACCAACACCAAGCTGCTGCTCAAGGCGGCGACCGCAGGCGCTGGTGGCGATGCGCTGACGATTGCTGCATCGGTGGCTACGCCTTCTGGCGCTACGCTGCTTGGCGGAACGGCGACCAACATCGCAACGATGCTTGGCGGAACCTCTGTGTTCTCTGGAGCCTATGTCGCAGACGGCATTGCTGCTGAAGCAGCAGACACAGCAGTTGCGCTGTTCGACTCGCAATACGGTCAGACGTGGTATGGCCTGATGATTCCGGAAGCTGTCAATGCAGACCACCTGCTTGTTTCGGCCTACATCGAGGCTGCGACCAACAAGCACATCTACGGCATCACGACGCAGGAAGCTGGTGTTCTGTCCTCTGTCAGCACCACCGACATCGCTTACCAGATGGAAGCTCTGGGCTACAAGCGGACCATGCTGCAGTATAGCTCCTCGAACGCGTATGCTGTGGCCTCGCTCTTCGGTCGTGCGCTGACGATCAACTACAACGGCAACAACACCGTCATCACCTTGATGTACAAGCAAGAGCCAGGGATCGTTGCAGAGAACCTGACCTCGACCCAGCTGAGTGCTCTGGAAGCCAAGAATTGCAATGTCTTCGTTGCCTACAACAACGACACGGCAATCATCGAGCAAGGGCGCATGGCGTCTGGCAACTTCATTGACGAGGTCACCGGCACGGATTGGCTGGCGCTGACCATCCAGACGGCGCTCTACAATCTGCTCTACACTTCGCCGACCAAGATTCCGCAAACGGATGCCGGCATGAATCGTCTGGTCAATGTCTGCGAGGCAACGTGCTCCCAGGCCGTTGTCAATGGTCTGCTGGCTCCGGGAACGTGGAACTCGAATGGCTTCGGCCAGCTGGCTTCTGGTGACTTCCTGCCCAAAGGGTTCTATGTGTATGCGCCTCCTGTGTCGTCGCAGACGCAGGCCGATCGCGAAGCACGAGCTTCTGTCCCGATCCAGATCGCAGCAAAGCTCGCTGGCGCTGTCCATACGATCGATGTAACGATCACCGTAAATCGCTAAACCAACACCACTAAGGAGACACCAGCATGTGGACCTACTCGTTTCTCGATGTACAAGCTGCCATCACCGGGCCTGGTGCTGCCTTCTCTCTTGGTGCTGGTTCCGGCGCTGCGGAAGAAGGCATCACTGTTGAGCCCAGTGGTGACATCAATGCCATGACTCACGGCGCTGACGGCACGCCGATGCACTCGCTCCTGGCAGACAAGACAGGTCATGTCACTTGCCGTTTCCTGAAGACGTCTCAGGTGAATTCGTTGCTGGCAGCTGCTCTGGCCTTTCAGCGTGCCAGCTCTGCCAACCACGGTCAGAATACCATCTCCATCGTCAATACGGTTTCCGGAGATGTGATCACCTGCCAGGCCGTCGCCTTCGCAAAGGTGCCAACCGTCGATTACGGCGCGGAAGGGAAAATGGTCGAGTGGAAGTTCGACGCCGGAATCATCGACGTGGCATTCGGCGCTGGAACCTGATCCAACACAGCCTAAGGAGGCACCATGGAAGTCACAATAAAAGGAGCTGCGTACCAGATACGCAAGCTGAATCCGATCCAGCAATTCCACATCGCTCGTCGTCTTGCGCCTGCTCTCTGGGCGTTGAGCTCTGCCACTGAGTCATTTGCTCTGGCCAAGCCGGAAGAAGGCATGCTGTTCTTGTACAAGCCTGTTGCGGAAGCCTTTGCAAAGATGACCGATGAGGACACAGAGTATGTTCTCAACACCTGCCTTGCTGCTGTGTTCAGACAGCAAGGGCATGGCTGGGCTCCTGTGAGCGTCAAGGGATCGCAAGCATTGATGTTTGACGACATCGATCTTCCTGTGATGATGCAGCTGGCATTCGAAGTGATCAAGGAGAATCTGGGAAATTTTTTCGACGCTCTGCCGGCTATGTAAGCTCAGCATCCGGCTTGACCAGTGCGCAGCTGGTCAATATGAGCGGCGAGGAAGACTGGCTGATGCGTCCGGTGATGGAAGGCTTGATATCCTACACCGACTTGAAACGAACAGAAATTGACCTGTGTGATATCGCAATCATGAACGAAGCGATCGAAGTGAAACAAGAAAACACAATCAGGGTCACTTCCAAGAGCTGATCATGCTGAACGCAAACGATCAGATCCTCAAGGCATTTCTAGTATCTGTAGGGTTCCAGATCGACGACAACGCCTTCCGACGCTTCACGAACGGAATGGCGCGTGTAGACAGCAAAGCAATGCTGGTCGGCAAGACAGTCGCTGCTGTTGCTGTTGCCGCAGAGGCGATGGTGCATGTGTTCTCCATGCAGATGGAAAAGCTGTACTACTCCAGCCAGCGCACCAAAGCGTCCGTGCAGAACATCCAGGCTCTTGAATACGGCATGCAGCAGATCGGCATAAATGCCGACACAGCTCGTTCATCGTTGGAGGCAATGGCAGCGTCCGTGCGGATGAATCCGGGCCTGCGAGGTCTGCTAGACCAGATCCTGGGCCGTAGCACAGCCGGAGAAGATCAGGCCAAGGTGATGCTTGACCTTGTGTCGAAGCTTGGCAAGATGCCTCATATGGTTGGCGCTCGGTTCGCGCAAATGTTCGGCATGGACGAGCAGACCTTCCTGATGATGGTTCAGAAAGGTCCTGAGCTTGCCAGGGCTATGGAACAGCGCATTGAACTGACCAAACGAGCAGGCTTCGAGGCAGATGCTGCTGCCAAGGCAAGTCGCGAATACATGAACTCCTGGAGGGAGATCATTGAGCGCATTGAAGTGACAACGCAAAAGTTGTCCATCGAGCTTCTGCCGACATTCCGCAGATTCACTTCTGCCATCAATAATGGACTTGATGCTCTGACCAAATTCAAGTTTGATCCAAAAACGATTACTGATCTCAGGGAGACAAGAGACACGCTGTTCTCAATCGCAACGAGCATTATGAATATCGCGGACAAGATCGGACTTGTGAATTTTGCCAGCATGCTGCCCGCATCAATCAGGGAAGACATGCTGGCGGCCATGCACTTTGCTGATGGAATGCTGTCTTTTGTGCAAGGCAATTGGAGTGATGCCAAGGAAGCATTTGTCAAAGGTGCTCATAGACTTTCAGGGTCGCCAACACCCAAGCCAGGTGCTCCACGAGAAGTGTCTGGGAAGATGAGCGCAGAAAGGCCTGCAGGCACTTCTGCTGCAATCGGCGCAGCAAGGCCTGCAGGCCTTTCTCCTGCAGGGATTTCGACAGGCCTAGCAGAAGCAGGAAGCACCGAACGCTATGAGTGGAATCTGGCTCAGCTCAAAGAAGCGATCCGCAACCAAAGAGGGGCGATGCAGCAAAAGATTCTCAACGAGGAGCTGACAAGATTGCAGTCACCTGCCAGCGCCTCTCTGCTAGCTCAGGTCGCTCAGACCAAAGGTTACGCACCAACTTCCGCCGGTGCTGCTGCCGCGCTAGGCATCGACAAAAACAAACCGTCTGGCGCTGTTGAGCTCACGATGAACACAGACATTCACGTCAATGGAGCAGGAGACTCAGCGTCAGTCGCTCGCAATGTTGCAGGAGCTCAACGCCAGGTTGGCAGTGAAATTTGCCGAAATCTCCAAGGGTGTGTTCGATGAACCCTCTCGGCTTTGTTCTCCCTGCTGCAACGATTGGTCTTGGGTCCCTCCTTCTCAAGCCGCAGCGGGGATTTTTTATACCCTTGCCAGAAGACCAGTCTGGTCCTCCTGAACCATTTCAGAACCAACCGCAGATCGTTCTGGAGGAAATGCATGATGACGAGATTGTCATCACAGACCACCCTGTCGAGAAGGGAGCTCAGATTGCAGACCACTTCTACAAGAAGCCTTCTGAGCTGACGATACGGTGTGCATGGTCTAACAGTCCATCTTCGTCTGGCAGTTTGATGGGCAAGGCCGTTGGCGCTGCGTCTGCCGTTGGCGGCCCAATCGTGCGCATCGCAGCAGCGGCAGGATCAACAATCAGCGCGGTGCAGTCGCTGCTGTCTGGCAGTGCCGCAAATCAGGTCAATGCAATTTATCAAAAGCTGTTGGCCCTGCAGATATCTGGCGTTCCGTTCGACATCTACACAGGGAAGCGCGTATACACGGACATGCTGTTCCGCAGCTTGCATGTACACACTGACGCCAACACAGAGAATTCGTTGTTGCTGACGGCGCGGTGCAGGCAGGTTCTGATCGCAACGACAACGGTGACCAACACATCCGTGAATAATTCGGCACTGGCCGATCAGAAGAATTCTTCTGCTGTGAATCAGGGAGCGTTGTCTACCAAGCCTGCTTCTGGCATTGAGGTGCCTACGCCATGACAGTTGCCGTTGAGCTTCCTCTGATCGCCTCACAGCAAACGCTGTCTGTCACATTGAACGGTGTGCAGTATCAGCTGCGGCTCACCTGGAATCCGCCTGCTGAGGTTTGGCTGATGGATGTGTCAGATCCTGACGGTGTCGCCATTGCGCAGGGCATCGCGCTGACAGCAGGCGCTGATCTTCTTGAGCAACTTGAATACCTCGAACTTGGTGGCGCAATTGTCACAGCGACAGATAGCGATCTCAACATTCCGCCAAGTCAGACAAACCTTGGCGACCAAGGGCATGTTTATTTTCTGACGCCATGAGCTCCTCTCAAAAACAGTGGATGAGGAAAGCGTCTCTTGTTCTGTCAGGAGAGACGACAGCTCTTGATCTGTCCGAAATGCATTTCCGTTTCAACATCACGCAATCCAACGAAGAGACTCCAAACACAGCTGTCATTCGTGTCTACAATCTTTCCGAGACAACTGTGAAGCGCATAACCAATCGGTCTCCTGTCGAATTTTCTCTTGTTGAGCTCAAGGCAGGTTATCAGAACGGAGCATTTGGAACTCTGTTTGCCGGCACGATGAAGCAGTATCGTCGTGGTCGGGAAAATGCAACAGACACCTACTTCGACATTCTCGCTGCTGCCAACGACATTGAATACAATTTCGGAACGGTCAGCCAATCAGTTCCTGCAGGAGCAACAAAGGCAGACATCATCGCGCGCACAGCTCAGGACATGGGTGTCGGCGTTGGATACATTCCTCCGACTTCAGGAGGCACACTGCCTCGTGGTAAGGTGCTTTGGGGAATGGGACGTGTTGTCTTTCGCAACCTGGCCAACAGCGAGCGGTTTGGATGGTCTGTGCAGAACGGCAAGTTGCAAATGATCCCTCTGAATTCTTACCTGCCAGGAGAAGTGGTCGTGCTCAACTCCGCAACAGGCATGGTCGGAATTCCTGAACAAACGAATGAAGGCATTCGTGTTCGTTGCCTGATCAATCCGAAGCTGTACATCGGCGGCAGAATGCAGATCGACAATGACTCCATCAACAAGATCAGTCAGGCAGGAGCCGGTGCGCTTCCTGTCGGACAACTCCCTTACGATCAATGGGCAGGTCTTTCTATGCCTGCTGATATTTCCAGCGACGGCTACTACATGATGTATGTGATTGAACACACAGGAGACACACGCGGCAACGAATGGTATTCAGACATCATTGGCCTTGCGATGAGCAGCAAGGAAGGCACGGTGAGTGCATATGAATCGTAAAGAGCAATTCGCTGAAGTTCCTACAGCATTGCTTGCTGCTCTAGAAGGTTGGCAGTCTGGCCTTTGGACTGCCTTGCCAGCCATCATCGTGAGCTTCGACGCTGTTGCTATGACCTGTGTTGCACAACCGGCGCTGCAAGGTTCGATTCGTCAGCAGGACGGCTCGTTCATCGACACGGACATGCCTTTGTTGCTGGATGTTCCTGTTGTCTTTCCGTGCGGTGGTGGATTCTCTCTGACATTCCCAATTGCTGCTGGCGACGAGGCGTTGATTGTCTTTGCTTCTCGCTGCATCGATGCTTGGTGGCAGCTTGGCGGGATTCGTGGCCAGATGGAATTCCGCATGCACGACCTGTCTGATGGCTTCGCATTTGTCGGACCAAGATCTACACCAAGAGTGTTGTCAGGTGTCAGCACGACAGCGACTCAGTTGCGCAGTGATGATGGCGCGACGATGGTTGAAGTCTCTCCTGGCAAGATTCGACTGCAAGCTGTGAATGTTGAAGTTCATGCTTCAGGCTCCTACAGATGGGATGTGAATGGCTATGGGCAGAAGGTGACCTATGCTGGAGGTCTGGTCTGGAACATTGATTCATACACCACAGCTACGCTTCCGAAGGTTGTCAATAGCGCCACCCATGAAATCAATCCGCCGGAAATTCCGTGATGAAATACCGCAAACTTAGCGCGTCAGGAGACTACACATTCGGGCATCGAAGCTCTGATATGCTAGTCAATTCTGCTGAAGCTGTTGCGCAGGCCGTTCAGACACGTCTGCGCCTCGCAACACAGGACTGGTTCCTTGACTTAACAGAAGGAACTCCATATTTTCCAAGCATACTTGGACATGGAACGAACAACTCATACGACACAGCTCTTCAGAGCCGTATCCTAGAAACGCCAGGAGTGATAGGCCTTGAGTACTATCAAAGCTCGTTGGATGCAGACACACGCAGGCTCACTGTGGTTTGTCAGATCAACACCATTTATGGAGACGTCACAGCTGTGATCGGAGCCGTAGACACCAATCCGCCGCAGTCAGGAAGACTTGACTCGACATTCATTCTCGATGAATCAGTATTGATGTAGGAGACAGAAATGATCAAGAAAATTGGCACCTTCTTCGTAGCTCTCTGCCTGGCATTTTCCAGCCAAGCGCAATTCACACCAGGAGAAATCCTTGGAGCTGCTGCTCTGAATGCCGCGCTGGCAGCGCCGACCATCACTGGCGGAACGATCAACGGCGCTGTTATCGGCGCGACCAATCCAAAGGCTGCAAACTTTTCTGCCATCGGTGCAGTTGGCGTTGTGAGCGGAACTGTCAGCATTCTTCCTCAGTCTGCTGCCGGCACCTACAACTTCAATCTGCCGATCACAGCAGGAGCCAGCGGATCCGTGCTGACCTCTTCTGGTGGCGGAAACACAGCAATGACATGGACTCCGCAGAGTTCAATCACAGCAGGCGGATTGGTGGCAAGCGCGACCCTCAACACGACGACGCTCGTCAATCCGACTCTAACACGCCCAACCATCACAGGACAGTCTCTGACCTCAACCTCAACGGTCACCTGGGACATGGCCTCAGGAACGATGGCTACGCTCACGCTCACCAACAGCGCAACAATCTCCACACCAAGCAACATCCCAACAAGCGGCAATGCGGCATTGAAGATAGTTCAAGGTAGCGCAGGCTCCTACACGCTGACCTGGAGCTCACCATTCAAATGGGCTGCAGGCGTTACGCCGACGCTCTCAACAGCGGTTGGTGCTGTTGATGTCATCAGCTGCACGACCTTCGCAGGGACAGCGCTATACTGTTCCTCTCTGATCAACGCTCAGTAACAAGACAACAACCAAAGGAAAGAAGACCATGACATTCAAAAGCGCAATGTTCCACAACAATGGCTATCCGTGGATGGTTCCGAGCGGGATCAGAACCATCATTCCATTTGCGCACGTCGGACATGACTTCGGCGGATTCCGTGATGCGTGGCAACCGAGCAAACTGATCATTCCGGCAGGCTTCAATGCCGAAGGACTTTCCCAGGCCAGACTCACTGGACAACTGATCTTTGAATTGAATCCGAACGGAATTCGTCAAGGTGTCATCAAGAAGAACTATTCCGCCGTTCCGCCTCTGTGCGATGGCTTCTACGATGGCGTCGCCTGCCACAACCAGCACGCCATCTACGGAACCACGACAGACTTTATGATGCAGACGGCATGGGTCGATGCTGTGGATGGCGATTTCTTTCAGCTTGAAGCATACCAGGATTCTGGTTCTGACGGCTACGTCCTTGGTGGCGGTGTATGGTTCCAGATTGAAGTAAGGTAAAACCACGATGTTCAAGGTTCTGATCCTGCTGAGCGTGTTGCTGTTCTCTGGTTGCGCGACGACCGGAGACAACATACTGCACGGCAGTGGCATTCCTACAGAAGCGCCAGCAGGGTGGTCTCTGCATTGCTCTGAGCAACCGAAGCCTGTGGAGTGCGGACAATGACCATTTCCTTCGATCAGATCCAGTTGGTCAATGCCAAGGTCAATCTTTTCCCGTATGAGTTCCACATCAGCGAGCTGTGGAAGCACATGCAGTCTGACATGCCACGTGGGGCGTGCTCGAACTATGCAACCACGAAGTACGACATTCTTGTTTTGGAAGGGTGGCCAACGAGCGCACTGCGTCTCGCTTGCTGCTATGTCGAGCCGTTCAAATGGCCAGACGGTCGCGATGCAACGCTGAACGAGCGTTACCACGCCGTGCTGCTTGTAGATTTCGAGGGCCAGACATGGGTGCTTGACAACCGTCGTGCCTATCCGACAGAATACAAGCTCTTGCCATACACCTGGGACAAACTGCAGGTCGCAGGAACGGACAAATGGGAGAAGCCAGCATGACAGCTCTTGCGGCAGTGATCAGCTCCACAGGCATCACAGCAGCGACTTATCCAGAAATCCTTGCTGAGTTGCAAGCAAGGTTCCAGGCGATATACGGCAGTGACATTTACATCGCAGCAGACTCGCAGGACGGTCAATTTCTGGCATTGATCGCTGAAGCGATCTACGATGCGAATCAGGAAACGATCGCCGCATACAACTCCTTCAATCCGACTTACGCAGTTGGTGTTGGCCTTTCTTCGTTGGTGAAGATCAATGGCATTGCCCGTTTAATTTCATCTGCTTCAACCGCAGTCGGCAATGTTGTTGGCGTTGCCGGCACGCCGATCGTCAATGGGTCTGTGAAGGACGACAACGGCAATGTGTGGAACTTGCCTGCTGCCGTGCTCATTCCGATATCAGGATCGATTGCTGTCACCGTCACAGCAGCAGAGCAAGGAGACATCCAGGCAGCAACAGGGACCATCAACACCATCAACACGCCGACCTATGGCTGGCAGAGCTTTGTCAGCACATCAGACGCGATCCCTGGCAATCCTGTCGAGACAGATGCAGAGCTCAGGTTGCGCCAGACAGCTTCAACAAGCCTGCCTGCTCTGACGCCTATGGGAGCGATGTACGGCGCTTTGGCAAATCTGGCAGGTGTGGATCGTTTGGCTCTTTACGAAAACTACACAGGCGCTGTGGATGCAAACGGCATGCCGGCGCACTCAATCAGCGCGGTGATGGACGGCGGAACAGTTGCAGACATCGCTGAGACAATTGGTCAGCGCAAGACTCCAGGCGCGGCGACCTATGGGACGACAACGGGAGACTACACAGACCCTGTCACCGGGATCCCCTACAGCATCGACTTCTTCGTGCTTGCAGACATCACCATAAAGGTCGTAATCACAGGAACAGCCTTGACAGGTTATGTTGCTGACACAGCAACGCTCGTGAAGGCAGCAGTGGCAGCTTATCTAAGCGCGCTCGACATCGGCCAGGACGTTCAGTATTCCCGCATTTGGTCACCCGCATATCTGAATGGTTCTGCAGAAGGGGAGACGTTCGAGATCACAGCGATGACGATAGCCAAGGGTGCTGGCGCTCCAGGCGTGATCGATATACCAATTGCATTCAACGAGGCAGCGTTGTGTCTCACGACTGATGTGACCGTAACGATATCATGAACACGCTGGAAGGTTACCTAGAGCTGATTCCGCCTGCCAATGCAGAGCAGGCAGATTTCATGTCTTCGGTCTCTGCTGCAATTGAGGACATCATTGACGATGGAACTCTCGTTTCCTCTTTGCCTTTGCTCTATGATCTGGAGTCAGCAGTTGGTGATCAGCTGGACACTGTCGGAATTTGGATCGGACTTTCAAGGAAAGTGTCTGTCCCGATCGCCAATGTTTATTTCTCGCTCAGCACAGAAAATCTTGGTCTCGATCAAGGTTATTTGAAGGGGCGCGGAGACTCGATGAGTGGCGTCACCAGTTTGGATGACACAACCTATCGGCTGATGTTGCAGATCAAGATCGCTGCCAATCACTGGGACGGAACGCTTGCGCAGGCGCAGGAAATTCTTGCCAGGATCATGACCAGTAGTCCTCTCACAAAGTTGATGGTCATTGACAACTTCGACATGACGATGACGATCGGACTGGCAGGCATTATTCCCGGCCAGATTTTCATTGAACTGTTGAAGAATTACATGTCTCTGAGGCCTGCTGCTGTTGGTCTGAAAGAAATCATTGTGACCGGAGCCAGTGGGTCTCCGTTGTTCGGATTGAGTTGCGCAAATGATTACATCAACGGACTGGACGTTGGTGCCCTCGGAACGATTTATTAAGGAGACACGATATGCCCACCTCAGACATAAAACAATTCGCCGGTGGTGCCGGTGCAATCGTCCTCAGTCAAGCTGATTACGAACTGTTGGCAGCAACCACTCTGCAGAATGGATACCCTGCGGGGATCCTTGAGGCGACTTTGCTGAACAAGACCTTGCGCCAATCTCTTTTCATGGCAGCAGGGCTGGCAGGATGGCTGGTCACGCAAGGCAAGGACGTTCTTGATGACGGAGATCTCGCCACTCTGATCGCGAATCTCGGCAACACGATCACAGGCATCACAGCTCCATCGATCGTCACAGTAACAGGCGCTGTTCCTGCTGCTGCTGAGAACGGTGTTGTCGCTGTCAATGCTGCCGGTGCCACAACACAGACACTGCCAGCTGCAAACTCTGTCCCTCCTGGCGCTTCGTTCTCGTTCATCAATATCAACACAGGCACGGCGTCGATTGCCCGAGCAGGAGCGGACACGATAACGGTGAATAACACAACGGTCACCGCGTTGCCGTTGGCCACAGGAGACACTCTGACACTTGTGAGCAACGGCGTGAGCACCTGGTATGCAAAGTCAGGTTCTTCTCAGTTGAAGTATTCGTCCTTGTTCGCTCTGTCTTCCGCAGCCAATGGTTATCAGAAATTGCCGAGTGGTCTGATCCTTCAATGGGGCGCTACAGGCCTGATCACTTCTGGCAGTCATCTTGCTGTGACATTCCCAATTGCGTTCCCAACGGCTCCTCTCGTTGGTGTGTGTTCCTTCTATGGCTCTGCTGACTTTGCGACAAACTTCACCTATGCAAACAACATAGGTTCGGGAGCAACAACGACACAGATGAATGTTTACAGTTATTCCGGAACATCGCCCCAACCCGCTCACTGGATGGCAGTAGGTTATTAAGGAGACATCATGTTCTACTCGAAAAGCACAAACGGATTCTACACTCCAGAGATCCACGGCAAGAACATTCCGGAGGACGCTGTAGAGATCAGCGACAAGGAGCACAAAGCCTTGCTGGCTGGCCAAACGGCTGGCATGGCAATTGTCTCTGACGCCAAGGGTCGTCCAAAGCTGGTTGATCCGGAAACGCTGCTTGCGCCTGAACAGTTGGTCAAGAAGCGCACCCAGGAACTTCGTGCTGCGTACGAAGAGGCTTCGCAACAGCTCGTGAGCTTCACCAGCAGCAACGGCACGACGGCTCTGTATCAGACAGGTCAGAAGGACGTTGCCAATCTGCAACTCGCTCTGTTGGGGTGTCTGGCGGCAAAGGCGACGCCCAAGAAGTTCTACTGGATCTCCGCAGACAACGTCCGCGTGCCATTCACCTATGACGATCTGACAGGTCTGGCAGCTGTGATGTTTGCCCAAGGGCTGGCAGCATTCCAGGCAATGCAGGACAAGAAGGCGAAGCTGTAACTGCCATGAACGACAAGGTCCAGCCTCAGAACCTAGGCATGTACAGCGAAGGAGAGATTGACATGCTTCTCAAGGGAGACCGTCGTGATATCGACAGACTGTTACTCACGAGCATCAATGCCATGTCGCAAGCGTTTTATGCTCACATGGCAGAATCCAGAAAGATGAATCACGCGCTTGGAACTCCAGACGAGGTTGAGCAGCGCAGGCTTTGGCTGGACACGCAGATAAAAAAAGAGATCGATCGTGCAAGACTTCGCAACAAGGTTCTTCTCAGCACACTGATGTGGGCAGCACCTCTGTTCATCGCTGGGATGGTAGGTCTGATGGCGATCGGAGCGCGTGACAAGCTTGTAGAGCTGCTGACAACCTCCATGAAGGCAGAGGTCAAGGCAGAGGTCAAGGCAGAGGTAGAGAAGTAATGGAATTCGTCCTGACACGTGATGACGAGCGTCCTGAACGCTCATACGGCGTCTTGCGTCAGGGCGAAGAGAAGATCGGCGAGACGCTTGAAGACACAGACCGCAAGTTGGAAGCGGGTGGAGAAAAGATTTACGGCAAGACAGCGATACCGCGTGGTCGATTCGAGATCAGACTTTCGAAGTCACGCCGTTTCGGAAGGGTGATGCCAGAGATAGTTGGTGTTCCTCAATTCTCCGGCATCCGCATTCATGGTCGTGCAAGTGAGTTAGACACAGACGGTTGTCCGCTGCTTGGCAGTGAGCGTTCAGAGCACTACCCGTTTGTGCGCAATTGCAAGGGTCCAAATGCCAGGCTGATTGCGCTGTTGCAGGAAGCAGCAGCAAGAGGTGAAACGTCACACATAACTGTTGAATGACAAGGAGGAAATGATGAAACGAATAATCGCATTTCTGTTGTTGCTTTCAATGTTTGCCTTGGCAATGGCAGACGTAAGCATCAAGCGCCTGCCCGCACCGACAGAGTCTCTCTGGGCATTCCTCGCAGGACTGCCTGCTTCCATCGAAGCACAGATCCTTTACGCATTGCTGCTTTCAGGGTCTGTCGGTATGATGGCACACTACTTCACCAGATGGGCCAAGGGAGAGATCCAGGGAAGTCTGCTGACGTACCTGTTCGATTCTTATGCCAGGCGAACCGCGATGGCCGTTACGATCCTCGTTGGCATGTCCATAACGGCGATCACCTCAGGGGTATTCGAGTCAGACTCTGGCACATTTGTTGGCTGGCTGAATGTGCTGTGGTTCGGTGTAACGAATGGCTACGCAAGTGATTCAATCGCCAACAAGGGAATGTCCTCAACACAACCTGTCAAGGAGTCGTAAAATGTTCAAGTCCAATTTCCGGCAGCTGCTCATTGCGGCGCTCGTCCTGTTGCAGAGCTTCGTTTCGTTGCCTGCTTTCAGTCAGCAAAACGGCAATCTGTCCTCCATCATCCTTCCGTCGGCCGCACGGACGGCCGCATCTGTGTTGTCGTCCGACATCACGAATCCGCAATGGCGAGGCGGACACTTCATCGTCAATATCAGCGCCTACACTTCAGGATCCTATGTCGTGACCGTTCAGGGCAAAGACCCTGTGTCGAGCAACTACTACGACATCCTTGTCGGCAGCGCAATCACGGCAACGGGAACAACTGTTCTCAAGGTCTATCCCGGCATCGCAACGATCGCCGGTGGTGCTGCCAGCGACACCCTGCCGAGAGTTTTCCGCGTAAAGGTTGCCGCATCGGCGACACCTGTTGCGACGTATTCCATCGGCGCTTTCCTGGAGCAATAACATGAAAAACATTCTCTTTCTGCTGGCGATCTTCTCGTCCCTGGCATTCGGCCAGACAAACAAGTACAACATTCTCGACACGACGATCCTCAGTGGCACTGCAGCCGTCACGAGCGGAACGATCAGCAACACGACAGTCGGCATTCCGACGCCAGCTCTCGGCGCATTTACCACATTGTCGGCCAGCGGAACGCTGCAAGTCGGCAGCGGATCAACGACAAATGCGGGATTGATTGCGGGATATTCTGGCGTCAGCGGCGGAGGTTCTATTTGGAGCAGTGCTGTTATCCCCTCAACCACTAATCACGCTTTACAGGCTGCTTCAACTGTTACAGGTCTGAATGCTACAGGGACAGTTTATCTAACTGTCAGCGGCAGCGATAAGTTAAACGCTACATCATCGTTAACGACTTCATCTAATCCTGTAAGTGTCACAAATACTACCGATTCCACCAGCACCACAACCGGAAGCCTTAAAACGGCGGGCGGTTTGGGCGTAGCTAAAAAGAGCTTCTTTGGCGACTCTATCAATGTCGCAGCGCCCGGAACTATCACGGTAGGAACCGGCAGCGGAACTAGCGCGGGATTGATAGCGGGATATTTAGGCTCATCCGGTTATGGGGGAATATGGAGTACTGGCGTTACACCTAATTCGAGTAATTACGCTATTTCTTTTGACGCGACGCACACATATTTAAGCGGCACAAGCATTGTCGGACTGGCATATGCCGGCGCTGTTAAATTACAGGTCACTAGTACGGGAACTGCTGTGGTAGGCGATATGTTTTATGATAAAACCATCACCGCCCCCGCTACTACCGGCGCGCAAACCATCAACAAAACTACAGGGCGCGTAAATTTCGCCGCTGCTGCGACGTCGTTGGTGGTGACCAATTCCCTAGCGACCGCGAACAGCATATGCCACGTTACCAAAGCGACCAACGACGCGACAATGCGGCTAGGTGCGTGCGTCGCAGCAGCTGGCAATATCACGATCTATGCTGACGTAGCACCAGCAGCAGAAACAGCCGTCAATTTCACCGTCACCAACTGACAAAGAGACAGACAATGATCACTCTGCAATTCGTTCGTGGAGAGGACCTTGGTGCGAAGCTCATCACATGGTTCGGTCATGGGGCGAACTTCAGCCATGTCGATGTTGTCTGGCCTGACGGCAAATTGCTTGGTGCAAGGTCAGACAGAGTTTGAGGAGCAGAACCTGGTGTGCAGTTTCGGGATCCTTCTTATGTTGAGGGTTTTGACATTCTGAGAGTTGAAGTTCCAGCGCCGGAAGAGATGCGTCAGAAGTTCTACGATTTTTTGCTGGCTCAGGAAGGCAAGCCCTACGACATGACAGGCATCCTGGCATTCGTGCTTGGTCGTGATTGGCAAGAGGAAGACAGTTGGTTCTGCAGTGAGCTGATAGCTGCAGCCTTGAGCGCCTGTGGCTGGCTTCCAAACAAGCTGGTGGTAGCCTCCAACAAGATCACCCCTCCAGATCTGCTCCTGTTGGTTTCTGCACTGGCACCAGTAAAGGTTCAAGCGTCTTCTTCGTGAATGGTCTTAGCAAGGAATTCGTCGCCGACAATCAGTTGAGCGATGAATTCCTTGTCTCGCAGACGCTCTATGCATTCCGCATCAACGGTGTCGCGCGCACAGAAGTCTGTATAGACAACGTCCTTCTCCTGGCCAATGCGGTGAGCGCGATCCTCTGATTGCAGCCGGTTGCGCAGCGAGTAGTCATTGCTGAAGTAGTAAACATTGTGGCAAGCCACAAGGGTGAGTCCCTTCCCACCAGCCTGCTGTTGTGCGACGAACCCCTGTGCGTCTCCACGCTCGAATGCCTCGATGGCTTCCTGGCGCGCTAATTTGGCCACACCGCCATGGTATTCAACGACGTAGATTCCTTCTGCTCGCAACGCCTTACAGATGTCCTCAATCTGCACACGGAATCGTGCCCACACGATTATCTTTTCTCCGCGCTCGATCAATGCCTTTGCGCGCTCGACCAACAGCTCCAGCTTCGGATTGCCGCCCGGAATGCGCACAGGCTCGTTCGCATCTGGATGAATGTAATAGCCTGTTGTGATTTGCATCAGTTTCATCTGCGCCACAAGCTTATTGAACGGCGTCTCTTCACCGTCCAGCGCCAACCTGTTCTGATCAGCGGCCATGTCATAAGCCTTCTGCTGCTCTGGCGTCATGTCGAACCAAAGCGTCTTGTAGATCTTTTCCGGCAGATCGAGACAGTCACGCTTCAACACGCGGAATGAATGTGGCGAGATCAGCTTGTTCAGCTTTTCCAGATTGCGATACTTTGGCTTGCCTGCCTTATCACGTTCCACGATCTGTGGCATGCGGTGTGGATTCATCGCATTGGAAACGTCACGCAGATGCGAGCCAATGCGCGCATCGATGCTAGCCATCAACTGCAACGCAGCTGTCTTTTTTGAATTCTTCCCTGGCGAAAATAACGAGCGAAGGTCTTCGTTGCATTCTGCAATCAGCTCGTATTTCTCTGCGTCATTGGCAAGAGACATCCTCGCCATGACATGAAGCAGCTCCTCGCGTCCATTGGACAATAACATCCCATGCAGTTTTGTCAGCTCTTCTTCCAGCATGATCTTGTCTGCTGGGCTCATGCGGGCCTTCTTCTCTGCGATGTGCCGCAACAGGCCGTGGTCCTGCGGCAGCATTTCTGCGTACTCTGCCTTGAACGCGAAATATGATGTCGTGCCGAGAATGCCTTCGTCCAGGAACATGAACTGACTGAAGGCGTCGAATGGCGCATTGGTCACTGGTGTGCCGTCTAGGATGCGACGATACTTTGCCTGCATCTTGAGCTTCATCAACTCCTTCGAGCGTTTGGCACTTGGATTCTTGTAGTCAGAACTTTCATCCACGGCAATCATCAGACGACTGCAGCTGTTTGCGAATTCATTGACGAACTTTATTCCAGATGCGTGCTGCAGCGATTCTGTGTTGGCCGTTAGGATGCGCAGCTTGGACCCATCCTTCTCCTCCATCAACAGTCTCATCGCCTTCTTGTCTTTCTTGTTCGGCGCTGCAACGTAGGCGGCACAAACGTAGCGCACCCAGTCTGGCATGTGGATCGGGATCTCGCGCAACACCCAGTTGTAATGCACACCGTTCGGAGCTAGCACCAACAGGCCATCAACTTCTCCTGCTCCCCAGAGCTGCGCAACGTTATTGACGACGATCCAGCTCTTGCCGGTCCCCTGCTCAGCAAGCAGAGCGAAGTATTCTCGCGGACCGAAGCGTGTGAGACAGTCCAGTTGATGATTGAATGGCTTTGTCTTGAACAGAGGTTGCTTGTCATTCACGATCAGGCGTCTCCGTGGATGATCAGACTGCGCAGCCGTTCCCAGTCTTCTTTTGTTGCGCGCCGAGACGCTTCCCAGCTTGCAATGCCGAGCAGACCATAAACAGTAGATTCGTTTATGCGATCTGCATGGACGCCATTGATCAGCATCCTGCGCTTGTCTGTCTCGATGTAAATGAAACCAAGGCCTGCAGCATTGCGCTGACTGAGGAACCAGTTCTTCTGGTCCTGACTCAACTTGTGATTGGACCCGAACAGCGGTGTTCCAGGACGTTTTGGTTCTGTCGGAGCCTTTATCTCCATCCAGAACTCGACACCGTTGAAACAGCAGTTAGTGTCAGGGAATCCTGTGCCGACAAGGTTCTCAATCCTGTCAATGCGATCCCCTGGACGGCGCACACCCTTGCGGAAGGCTTGGTAGGCTGTTACTTCGCTCATGATTTCATCGGCCCTATCATCCAGGAAGGAGGCAATTGGAACTCTTTTCCGATCTGACGCCACAGATGAAGGCAATATGGGTGGCAATTCACGTATTCTGATTTTGGCGGATGATACTGCACAACACAGTCATCGTCGTCCCAAAATAAACGCTTGACCATACACATCTCTTCCCATGTCGGACATCTGGTGCTCAAGGAAACACTGACATGTTCCCAACCCATGCCACAACTCGAGACTGCAAAAATCTGCTCTCCTATCGAGTTGATGAATTTGAATGCTCCATTGTTGCCTGCGCTGTCATCGCTTGCCATTTTTCCATAAAGGACACGATAGCGATTTGGTGTGTGCATGCTCATGTGTCAATCCTCTTCCATTTCTTGATGAACCCAAACCGGATGTCCTTCATGAACTTAGCGCGGATCAACAGGTGCGCGCCGACAGGAATGTTTTCAAGAACGTCCCTGCCGAATTCTTCAAAGTCGTAGCGTCCGATGCGCGCTCCGATCGTTCCTGTGTCGTCACGCAATCTGAGATCGATGAAATCCTTCGGACCATCAAGAACTTCGCCGTTGCGCTTCTTGACATTGACCTCCTCATTGATGTCACGCGCATTCTTGTAGACGATCTCACCGATGAAAACTTCCGAACCAACTTGCGTGCCATCCAGCTCTGCAATGGTCATCAGCCTGCCCATGATGTTGTACTTGCCAGGGTTGTCGTACATGTCGTGGTAACGGGTGCGCATCGGGAAGATGTCGTTGAAGGCGTTGCTGGCCTTCTCGATCTCTGCAAGATTCTTCGCTGTGAGCTTTCCTGCGTTGCGCAAGCCAACGAACTTTTTTGCCTTGACTTCGCCGAAGCCTTTGAGCGCCAGGAACCCACCAACGAGGGAGTTGCTCTTTACAGACCAGTTCTCCTCGGACAACTCCAGATCGAACGGCTTGTAGGTGATCCCTTCCTTGATCATCTCACGCAACAATTCAGTTGCGCTGTCTTCGTCCTTTGCACTACGCAGATTGGCAGCGGCAAATTCCAGAGGGTGGTGCGCCTTCAAATAGGCTGTCCAGTAGCTGATCACAGCGTAAGAATAGGTGTGGGCCTTGTTCATTTGCCAGGCACCCATGCTGTTGATCATCTCCCATGTCGCTCTGGCTTCTGTCTCTCCAATGCCTTGCGATGTTGCGCCTTGCAGAAACTTCTCCCAGTACTTGTCGAAGAACTCCTTGCCCATACGCTTGGACATCGCCTTGCGGATTGTGCTGGTCTCCTTCCAGTCGAACTTTCCGATCTCTCGCACGATGGCGAGGGTCTGCTCTTGATACACCGGAAGGCCAAAGGTCTCTGTCATGTGCCGTTCCACCAATGGGTGAATGGCCTTGTAGGGCTTGCCTTGTTTGCGCTTGACGTATTCCTCTGTCACACCGCCACCGAACGGTCCAGGACGCGCTAGCGCTGTGACAGCATCGATCTCCACCAGCGTCTTGAAGTCGATGTCCTTGGAAATAGCGCGCAATGCGTTTCCTTCAAACTGAAAGATGGCACAGAGTCGTTGCTTGTTGAACACATCATAGGTGGCAGGGTCGTCGAATGGCAAGTGGTACCAGTCAATGTCGACACCGGAATCTTCCAGGATGCCGAGCGTGCGAAGACCCAACACATCGATCTTCAGCAAGCCAAGCGACTCAGCAGCGCCTTTCTCGACGTGAGCAATGCCGTCTGCATCCACCGTGCAATAGTTGGTGATCTGATCATTGCAGATCAGTAGGCCTGCCGCATGCACGCCAGTATGCACGGCGTGTCCTTCCAGCAATGCCGCCTTAGACGCTTGTGGGTAGGATCTCAGGAAGCTGCGTCCTGGATCTGTCGTTGTGAAGGTGTCTTCCAGGCAGTTGTTGGCGCGTGAGTCCGCTGACGACCGTTCGATCATCGCAACCTTTACGCCAGCAGTTGCTGCAGGCGGAATGCCTAGCGACTTGCAAATCTGGATCAGCGCGCTCTTAGGCCGGAACACGCTGATGGTGCCGATCTTTGCTGTGTTGCCAGAGCCATACTTCTGCGCCATGTATTCAAACACCATGTGACGCTTGTTGTCTGGGAAGTCCAGGTCGATGTCTGGCAAGTCGGAACGGCTCACGTCGATGAATCGTTCGAAGAACAGCTTTGGCGGGATAGGATCAATCTCCGTGATGCGCATCAAGTAGCATGCCAGCGAACCGGCGGATGAGCCGCGTGAAGGTCCAACCAGCATGTGTTGCTTTGCGTAGCAGACCATGTCCGCAACAATGATGAAGTAGGATTCGAAGTCCTTGCTCTTGATTAGCTCCAGCTCGTACAGCAAACGCTGTTCGTATTCTTCTGTCCATGTCTTGTCCATTCCACGGAACTTGATCCCGGCACGGCAAAGAGCTTCGACATCTCCTTCTGCACGGATCATTGGTGCCTTCGGCAACTCCAGACCGACACATGCTGCAGCAATCTCTGCTGCTGTGTCCTGATGATCCAGTTCTGGCAAAATGAATTGCGGCGTTGGCTTCAATCCTCCCTTGGAAGCCATTTCATAAATCTCTTTGTCTTCCGGGAAGCAAAATGAATTGTCTGATGTCGAAACGAGCGGAAGATTGAACTCCTTAGCCAGCGCCTGCTTTTTCATATTCAGAACGCGGCTGGATGGGTTCAGATCCAGGACGGCACCGATCTCGAGCAGGAAGTCGCCGTCTGTGATGTCACCGGCAAATTTGAACACATTGTCGCTTATTTCAGCAACGTCATTGAGGGAAAGGTGCGGAACCGATCCTCGCTTGGTCGCTAGTGGTTGCCTGTGGGCTTTTGAGCTGAAGTTGTACAACTCCCTCAGACCGTCCGCGTTTTTTGCTAGAAACCACATCCTGGTGGTTTGGTCGTCTCGGTCGGAAACCACCAGTTCGACGCCGAGAAGAGGTTGGATTTCGGCCTTCTGGCAGGCTTCAACCCACTTGGTGTGGCCCCATGTACTCGGATCGACAATGCCTGCTGCCTTGCAGCCTATCCCCTTCAGCCGTTCAATGGTGTGTGGGATGGCTGCGAAGGTCTGGCCGAAGCTGTATTCCGTGCGGATGCGGAGCTGGATCATTTCACGACACGCAAGCCGTTCTTTACGCCAAACGACCTGTTGTATTCCGCACGGCTGATCCTGCGCCACCCACAACACTCACCGCAATGTGTTGTGGCTTGCAATCCAGTCAAAGGGTCTGTGTCACCTTTCATCGGCTTGCCACAGCCTGCGCACTTCCACTTTCTGAAATTGCAAAAATAGACGATGTAGAAGATAAAGGCAATGCACAGCAGGCAGAACAAACCTGCAAAATAATCGCCAACAGAGTTGAACGACCTCCAAAGACCCCAAGACATAATGAAATTGTTCACAGCAGTCCTTTCTTCTTCGCAATCCAGCATTCCATCGTGATGGACGACTCACCTTGTTTCGGCGAGTGCGTCAGTTTATACACCTGCGAGAACGGGATCCACATTTCATTCTTGTCCTTCGTGCGGATCAGCACAGCAGCATTTGTCTCGCGCAGGATGTCAATGTTTTTGATTTCGCAGCTGGTGTCGGCCATCACACAATCCCCTCATGAATGCAAATCTCGACCAAAGCGCGCACATCGTCCATGGCGCGGTGCGCTTGGTCTAACGGCTTGCCGAGTTTCCGCAGGAACAGATCCTTCAGAGTTGGACGCCGACCAAACTCGTGGCTGAACTCCTGCACCGTACAGATCGTGTCTGCAGGCCAGGGAAAGCCGGATCTGGCGCAGCGATCCAGTTCGTACTGCAGACACGCAACATCGAACGGCGCATTGTGTGAGATCAACTGGTCCGCTCCGGCGAATGCTGCTTCGATCTCGCCAAGCACCTGCCGGAATTCCGGCTTGCCTTTCAACATGTCGTTGGTGATGCCGGTGATCTTGGTGATCTTCGCGCTGATCTCGCATTCTGGATAAATCATCCATTCATGCTCGCTGATGATCTTCCCTCCGTCGACACGCGCCACGGCCAGCTCGATGATGCGCGGTTGCTTGTTGGTGTCGGCCAATGACGGCAGTGTCAAGCCGGTTGTTTCGCAGTCGATGACGAGGGAGATCATGATTTATTCTTTCTGCAAAATTTCACAACGAGAGAATCAAGGTGTCGGTCTGTCGTGAAGTGCTCCGGCATTTCATTGCGAATGAAAATAGAATTCCAGTGTCTGCCGTCTTTGCAAACCTGCAGAACCTGCCACTGACCTTTTCCTGGTCTGTGCGGCAAGCCTTCAGAGTCAAGAAATGCCTTGAACTCTTCCAGCTTGCTCTTGTGCAGCAGGCATCTGCTCATGATCAGCTCGCAGCAGGGGTGTCGATCCGAACGATGAACTTCAGATCAACACCCAAGATGTCGCGTGTGTCGAAGATCACGTAGTTGTAGGTGCGCTTTCCGGCGATGACGGGATTGGTGTGCGACTCGGTCATCACTTCCTGCGCAACGAGGATGCGACGCTCTGCGAACCATGCACGCCACTTAATGAGTTCTTCCGCCGTGACATGCATGCCAAGATGGCTGACAGACGGTCCGTGCGCGTTCATCCAGTTGGAACCGTCGGTGTAGTGCAGCACTTCCAGTTCGCGCGCCGAGTTGAGCATGTCGTAGTTGAAAGCGAGATCAGCTTCGTTCTTGTCTGCCAATCCGAACACATTCCCAGATGCAGCAACATGGTCATGCGACCAATCCACAGCACCCAGCTCTTGCAGGAAGACGATCGCATTTGCAGGATTTTTCGGGCACAGAGCAATTTGCTCGATGGTAAATTTCATTTCACACTCTCCTTAAAACGGAAGACGACGCTTGCCGTCCTCCGTTGGCCGTTGGTTGATGATCAGGCTGCGTTGTCGATCTTGTCCTGCAGATCGGAGACGCGCTTCTCGGCCTTGTCTGCCGCATTCGCAGCCTTCATGGCAACTTTGTCTGCCGCATCCGCAGCCTTGTTGGCTGCCTTGCTTGCCGCCTTCGCAGTCTTCAGCTGCTCTTTCAGCTTCTTCATCTTTGCAGGTTCCATCTTCACTTCCTTCCTTGGTGGTTGAAAAATTACAGGCCGTACGGAATGTCGCAGCCAGTCAGCGCCTTGTGGTGCGCCTTATCCTGCAGCAAGTAGGCGATGAAGTCTGCCACCTGTGCCGGATCCGTTTCCTCGCCGGACAACAATCCGGCAAGCTGATAGCGTTGCGCCTCCTCGATCGTCCAGCCGCGTGTGCGCACGACTTCTGCGTCGATCTGGCGGCTCATCTCGGTGTCGCGCAACTTGTTCGGGCTGATGCTGAAGACGGTGATGTCGTGTCGCTTGGTCAGCTCGCGCGCCATCTGCTTGGTCATGATGAGCGCCGCACCCTTGCTGGCGTTGTAGCAGATAGATGACGTCATCGGCATGTGCGCCGCATTGCTGACGATGTTGAGGATCGTGCCTTTGCTTTCGATCAGCATCGGCAGACAGGCCTGCGACATCTTCATGATGCCCTTGGCGTTGGTGTCCATGACGCGATCCCATAGATCGTCCGTCACATCTTCCAGCATGTCGATGCCATTCACACCGGCGCAGTTGATCAGGGTGTCGAGATGATCATCTGTAATGCTGCGGATGTATGGCATGTTGGGGAAACGAACATCCGCACCGTAAGCGGCATCATATCCGACAACTTTGTGGCCTGCGTCGCGCAGTGCTGTAAAAATTGCCTCTCCAAGTCCGCTTCTGCTACCCGTTACCAAAATGGTGCTCATAATCTCTCCTTGGTTGTGTGAATCGGAAATGCATTGTCGATTGTCAGCGATTCCACCATAGCGCAATAAACTGCAGCATCGTGAATGCTGTCGGCGTGTGTCAAACCGCTATTGGCGAAGCGCGTGAGCTTCACGATGATCAACTCGAACAGGTGCCAGCGATTGAATTCGTCTTCCTCGATCAGCTGGATGCCGTTCGGAAACATCGCTGCCATCACCGCACCGACGCGCTTGTAGTTGTCGCCATAGACCTTGTTACGTTCGCGGAAGGTGTCTGCCATCTCAGCAAGGATCTGGTCTGCAGATGGCCTCGCCAATGCGCGAAAGGTGTCTGTGACTTCTGCGAGGGTCTTGTCTGCATCCGGCTTGCGCTCTTCGATTGCTTCTGTCTCGACAGGGACAGTCACAGCTTTGTCGAAGGTCTCTCTCGTGATTCGATCTTCAATCGGCATGCCAGATGCAATCCAGCATTCAGGTTGAAACGAGCAGCTGCTGCACGACCTCGTGATTCTGTCGTTTTCTGTTGGGTTGGAGCCATAGCATCTTGGTGCTTCAAAGAGCCATGCAGGCTGATCGTCTTTCTTGCAGACTGAAACAGGACTGCTTGTCTCGGCATGCTCCAACGAGCCTGCCTCGACACAATCTTCGCAAAGACCGGAACGGCGATATTCAAGAGCACTTGCTGCCGTGCTTTGCACGACTCCATCCTTGCATTTCAAGCAGATCCCTTTCGCTTGTGCGTGCGCCTTGGTGATGCCGTACAAACGCATCTCGGTTACTTCTGCATCGTTGAATTTCATTTTCTGTCTACCCTTCCAAGCAGTTTGAAAATCCAAAGGTGACTGTTGAATGCGTCATATGTAGACAGACCGCATTTATTGCAATCAACCCCATCGCCCATTCCTCCTCCACCTGTCACGATGTCATGGAAGCACCAGAAATGTTTTTTGCTTCCATCACTCTTGCGCCATGCCATGAACCCTGCAAGGAAAAAACAGACGATGCTGGTCAGAAATAAGACGGCTCCGATCAATATCAAAAGTTCAGGCGTCATTTCTTGTCTCCTGGCCTCGTGTAAGCACAAACATTGTGGATGGCGCGGACCGTTGCTGGTATGCCGCACCGCTTGTACATCTCGACGACTTCCGGCCTGTCGTCGAAGGCGTGTTCTATCTTTCCTGCATCAATTCCATAGACAGGCAAATAATGCAACTGTTTCATTTTCAGATCGACAGACGGAAGATGATCGTTGTCGTTGCGCATGATCAGGACCTCGTAATCAACGCCGACACGCTTGAGCCATTCTTCTGTCATGGCGCGGATCATCACAGGTCTTGCTGTGAATATCAGAATGTCGCTGCGACCCTTGAACAATTCGACATTGCCAGGCTCGTCGAATGCAGCCAGCATGTGGTAGTCATGATAGCGTCGCGTTGGGTTCTGATGATTCCAGCTGATACGCGGAATGCGCCATGCGTCGTTGCTGATGCAGTTGTCCAAGTCAAGGATGATCATGACCCTCTCCTGTAATAATTGATCCACAGCTTCTGCTGGCGCTTCGTCATGTCCAACGGCAAAGGTCTCCAGACCTTTGGTGCGACACACGCAGCCTTTGCGTCTTTTGCTCCTTCGGCAAGTCCGACTCTGAATCCAATTTCCAGACAGACTGTGCAAAGCAAGAAGGTGATGATGAACTCTTTCATCTCAGCCACTCCAGCAGTTGATTGATCGGAACTTCGAATCCAGCAGCGTTCTTGTGTCCGCCACCGCCGAACGCCTTGGCGATCGCTTCGACATCGTAGTCGCCGATGCTGCGGATGGAAATGATTGCTGTCATGTCCTCCTGGCTCATGCGCCATGTCAGACCGAATGTTCCGGACATCTTGGCCAACTCGTTGCCGACATCGTCAACAAGGGTGCGCGGACAGTTGGCGGCGAGACCAGAAAACGCATTGACAGAAGGTTGTCCATCGACATAACCGTCGAACCAACGAATCAAAATATTCCTCGCAGACCCTTCAACAATCTTCCGCACCTGCTGCTGATGAGCGCGCAGGATTGCTGAGCCTTCGGCAATGGCTTTGTCGTAGTACTCGCAAGTGAATGCGCTGGCTCCAGCAGCAGCCATGTGATTGTGCATTGCCAGGAAGGTCGTCCAATGCGCGAACGACCACGGTTCATAGCTGGTCAGCATCGCGTTGAACTCCCTCGTGCCGTCAAGCTTGAACTGCCACCGATCGTAATCGTCGATGTGCTTGATCAGCATCGGCACCGGCTTGCCAGAGTGAAAATATTCCCACGCCAACATTGCTCCGGACTTGTTGTTGTCGAGATGGACAACCGCATTCACAGGAAGGGTTGGGGAAGAATCTTCGCCCGGATTTCGCAGCCAATAACCACTGCGGGGAACGTCACCGCACCACATCTTGAATGCTGTGTCGTGATGGTCCAGCCAGACAACACGAGCTGCGTGCTTAAACAAGTGGTCTGTCGTCTCGCGAGAGAACGAAAAATCAAGGATGTAAATTTCACGACCTGCCAGATTCGCAGGATGGAATATATGACCGGAATGATAATTCTTGTGAGGGTCGAATGTCTGTCTTGGTCTCAAGCTCATCTCGCCATACTGCACGGCGCGGTATTCCGCCTCGTCGCCAAGCTTCAGCCATGCAGCGAATGCCGCGCCGAAACCGTCTGGACATCCTTCGTCGGCGCGTGTGTGGTAGAGGACTAGAGGCTTCATTTCAACATCTCCGGTTCGATCTTGTATTGGCGCGTCCGATTGATTTTTTGAAATGTCTTCATCGACGATTCAGCATCTTCCTGACTGTATGGTCCGATGAGACTCCAATCGCTCCAGACTTTCTCTTCAGAAAAATTACAGCCATTGTAGCATCTTCTCTGCGGGTCTGTGTTGATCGTGACTTGTTCGCGGACATACAGATAGACTGTCATTTCAGCACCCACCGTTTCTGCGCTTCAAGGATCAGTTGTTTGAATGCGACGATCGCCGGACGGCGCATCTCATCGCGGTGCGCCGACAGGAAGGCCGAAAGTGCCACGTTAGGGGCGACATGGGGATTGACCATCACTCGCTCTTCAGCGCGGTACGATTGGCTGTTGCTGACGGCGTAGTACATGCCTCCACCAACATAGACCGTGTTGGTCATGCCGTCCTCGATCTTCTTCTTCATGTCCTCCGGCGACGAGGCGATGATGGCTTCCGGATTGTTCTGACGGAAGATGCGGTAGCATTCCTCCTTCACCAACTCAGGCGCGTCGTAGCGCGAATACTCCACATCCGGAACTTCCTCGGAGATCATCCGTGCGATCAATTCTGTTTCGCCTGTGTCGTACCAGCACTTCAGCGTTGTGTCCTTCAGATCCCAGGTGGAGACCGTTTGCCGATCGCGCTCCAGCCGAATGTATTTCGGCTTTATGTTGTAGCCATAGCTCAGGTCTGTCTCGCAGATGTAAAGCGAGCCGACATACAACCTGCCAGGTTGATCGAGCAGGATGTCGCCGTACTGGGTGCGCCTGATCGCGCCAATGCTGTCTTGCATGAACAGACAGGAAGCGCGGATCTGCTCGACATGATCCTCGTCCAGACCATGCACGACAAATGTGACGCCACGGTTCAGCTTGTCTGACGCATAGGACTCGTCAATGACAAGAACCTCTTCTCCGAACATGCGGGAATGCCGGAAGCGGGGACGCCAGACAACGTCGCCGTTCAACACTTCGACATCGAAGCCTTCACGCGTCAGGACCAGCAATGCGATCTTGTAGCCTTCGCCGAAGGAACCGATGGCGTCTTCCTCGTTGGCCTTGCTGGTCGCGCCGAGCAAGAGGGTCTGCGGTGTCAGATTGGAAAATTCAGAGTTGAGCCGCAGGGTCTGGAAGCCATCCTCTTCCGTGATGAATTCGTAAATGAATGGGCTGTTGCTGTCCAGGGAATTCTGAATCAGCTCGCGCACAGCCTGCGGCATGCTCCAGCGCGACACGTAGCCCTTGACCAACGACAGCTCATAGGTCTTGCCCATGAGAACGTCACGCGCTTTGACGAGTCTGGCGACAGGAGTGTTCATGGCTTTCCTCCTGCAGCCTCAGTGGCCACGGCGAACGTGTCGTAGTCCAGAGCAGAAGCGAGCTTCTCTGGAAGCTTCCAGCCTCCCCACTTTGCGATGCTTTCATCCACCTGTTCTTCGGTGTAGATCGAACACCAGAGCTTCGCCAACTTGGAGCTGGCCAGCGCGGCGCGGAATTGGTTCTCGCCAACAATGTCGGCAGGCATCGGGAAGTACAGACCGAGCAACGGGCCTGTGAGGGAGGCGTAGAGATTGGCGTGCTTGCCAGCAGCAGGAGCGCGCACCTTTGTGTCTCCAAACACCAACGCACTGTGCATGCGCTTCACAGTTTCTTCGGGCAATCCGGTTTGCCGGAGGAAGGCCAGAACGTCTTCATGGTCTTCGTCTGCTCCCTCTCCTTCGAGCAGACCCTTGATCTGTTCATTGACAAGCCACAGAGGACTGTCTTCGTCAAGTTCATCTTTCATGATTTCACCTTTCCTTTATTCCATGGAGTTCCTTTCCCTGCTGCTTTTCTTTTCAACCAACCTTTGCGCAATCCTTCTATGTGACTGTCTGTGAATGGCTTTCCAGAAAGAGCAACAGACACCTTCAGATTGTGCTCGTCGGAATTTGGCTGGCCTTTTCTGTTTGCATTTCCTTTCATCTTGTTCTTTATATTTTCTGCATAAGCAGGGTCTGTCCATGCGCGAAGAGCTGCGGCAGAACATTTCGCCTTCGCGCATGGATGATGCATCGGGCTGAGTTCGCCTCCTGCAGATATGTTGTACCCAAACGGAGAGATTGTATTGAAAACCTTTATTGCGCGGATTTCTGTTTGCGAAAGTTCTTTGTCTTCGACAACTGCCAGAACATGAACAATTGGCTCTCCATGAACTCTCCATGCACAATGCACAGGAATTTTACTTCCATGCTTTACAGACTTTGCATGACCACAAAGTCTTTCTTTCGTTGTCACACTTGTTATTCCGATGTACGACTTGCCATTCGGAAAATCAAGCTTGTAAAGTTCGCCCACAATCAATCCTTCCGGATTAGATCAACAGCCTTAGCGATCTCCCAGCCAATGCCTTTGCCGGTTGTCACGCCAACTTCCTTGGCGATGCCTTCAAGCATGTCGATCGCGATCTGCTTGTCGCTGATGAAGAACGGCGCAGACCAAGGCCACGTGCGCAGAACTTCCTGTTCCATGGCCAGCGCAATGCTGTTGTATTCGCCTTGTGCGCGCATCGACTTGCGCGCTTTGATCAGATCGGAGAAGGCACGGAGATTGTATTTGGCAACAAGATTGCACTGCACGTTCATCGGCAGGATGCCACGAGCGTCCTCCAGAGGAGATCCGCTGTCGGCCAGCACGGAGTAACTCGACAAAGACGCGGCAACAGCATCCTCGAACACCTTGTGCATGGCGCTGCCAGCCTTAAAGTTGTTGGTGACCTGAGCGCCACGAGCGTCATTCACTCGTTGAGACTGCATAGCGTAGGACGCATTGCGCGTTCTGGTCATCTGCTGTGCCGTAGCTCTGGTGACGCCTTCGATCAAGAATATGACGTCGAGAAATTCCCAGGAGGATTTGATGGTCTTCACCATCGTCGTGAGCTCGCGCATCTTCTGCTCTTCCGACATGGCAGAGATCTCCTCCATCAACCCTGGCGTCATGTTCAAGCGCGTCGCCTTGGTGAAGAGCAGCAGATTCACAGCGCTCGGTGTGTGGCTGATTAGGGTGACTTTCATTTCAACGATCCTCCATTAAGGAATTCTTGTTCAGTTGCGATCTCTTTGAGACGCAGACGCTCAGCCCAAATGCAATAGGCAACGTAGTTGTTGAACTTCCAGATGATGATCGATCCGCTTCCGCCGGACACAGGAACGACACTGTGGAAGAATTCTTCTGTGTTGGTGTTGGTCACGAAGTGAATGGCATCGTGTACATTGCCAGAGTTTTGAGATTTGTATCTCACGATCCATTCTCCTTCTTCAATTTGCGCTTCTTGCGCGACTTGAGTTCTTCCTGGCGCATGTCGACAGTGTGCTGACGCTGATCTGTGTCTGGCGTAGCATACCACCACAACTGACCGTTCTCGGCAAGGCAATCAACAGCCTTGTACTTGCGCAGCTCGTGCAGCGATGCGCTGACCTGATTGGTGCTGAGCAGTGTCGCTTCCTTGAGCTGCTTCGCCGTTCTGAAATCGTCCAGGGTCAGCATAGCAGCAAACAACACAGACACACACGTCGGTTGTTTCAATTTGTTTTCCTTTCTAAGTTGTTCGCGATCTTGCCTGCGATTGATGTTGCTGGAAAGTTATTTCGTTGATGAAGAGAAAGGTGCTCCGCAATTCGGGCACCGAGAAACTTTGCCAAGGACAGAACGACAATAGCTGCATCGCTTTATTCTTGGCGGTGGCGGAGGAGGCGGAGGATAATAGCCCACGATCAAGCCTCTGGCGGTTGCGAGTCGTCCGGATCGACACCATCGACGATCAGCAGCGGATCCACTTCTCGCAGCAGCGCAGTCAGCACGCGTGTCCATGTCTTCTCGTAGCTCTCGTCTTCATGGAGCGCACCCTTGAGTCTGTCTTCGCTTACGCCCAGCACCAACCGCGCAACGGCTCCTGCCAGTGACTGAGCCTGGATGTTGTAGCCGCGCTCCAGGAACTTGCGTACGCGCATCAAGGAGCCACCCGCGTCCTCGTTCCTTTGCGGGTGTGTGTAGACGAGTCGCTTGGCCGCTAGGTCGGCGTAGAAATCAGGATGGGTGGCACTGCACCAACCTTTACTCGGACCCAGCGTGTCTGGCAGTTCGACACCACCAATGTTGTCCTTGTCGGCATCCCACCAGATCAGAGACATGGCGATTGTGAAGTCGAACGAGGCAAGCGCATCTTCCGGCTTGCTGAACAGCCACCGCGTAATGAACTGCACAGGGAAGCGCGGTGGAGCGAAGATTCTGATAGCGTTCTTTGTCTCGTGCAGCTTGCTGCAGTAACGACCAAGTTGCAGTTTCAGTGCTGCTGCCTTCAGTTGCTCCTGGCTGCTGCCGAAGCAGTCGATGTCGGATGGTTTCTCTCCGCAGACTATTGCGCGAATGAATCCGCCACCGACCAACATGCCTGGATTTTCCTTCAGCATGTCGCGAACGTCCTTCGGCAGATTGCGCAGCACGCGGTTGAGGTCGCGATTGTTGAGTTGTGTTGTCATGATTGCTCCCAGGTTGTCAAACAAAGCAGCGCAAGCCGGAACAACGGTCCCGAACTTGCGCTGTGTTTGCGGCAGGCATGAAATTTCAGCCGGCAACGATCGTGAAGGTATGCCCTTCGAAGTTCTTCCGGCCTGTGGCCTTCAGCTCGCCACGGAACACGATGTGCTTTTCCAGCGGGAGCTTCAGAGCTTCGAATGCCGCCTTGACGGAGCGGTACTCGACGCCATTGACCTTGACCTTGTTCTTGACAGAGCGCGCAGCCTTTACAGCAGGGTCGTCCCAGCTGGCAGCAACTGCGTCGCTGCGACTGACCGTTGCTGCCGCTTCCGCTTTCTTCTTGGCACTGCTTCTGCTGATGCTGGCGACCTGCTTGGCGAGGTCGGACATGGCCTTCTTGCTTTCGACCTTCTTGGCGTCCGGCTTGGCCTTCTCGACACCGTCGGACTTGACAGCGGGCTTCTTCGGTGCAGCCGCTTTCGGTGTGGCGCTCAGAAAGGCCGACACCTGCTTCTCGCCAGCAGCACGGCTGGAAAACTTCTTGATGGACTTGCCGGTCAGCTCGTTGTACTTGGCGACCAGTTCGGCGGTGGATGCGGTCTTGACGTCGAAGGTTTCATTTGCGTTGCTCATTTGAATCTCCTTGCTTAGTTGTGCTGGCCATCCGGACCAGTGCGGTTTTCGAAAGCACCCTGTTGCCAAGGTGCAGTCGGAAAGGTCAGCCGTACATACCGGGGAATTCGCAGCCTTCTGCGTTGTTGATCATCTCGTCGAGTTCATCGATGAAGGATTGAACTTCGTCTCCTTCATTGGTCCCTTCATTTTCCAGCAGCCATTCCTCTGCGACACTCTTTGCTGCCGAAAGCAGCTCTGTCGCTTCTGAGCAGCGCGTCGCTCTTGAATGGCTCTTGCTTTTGCGCCTGTCCTCCGTGTAATTCACGATCAACTCGGCGATTGTTTCGGGAACATCAATCTCGCTGTCTGTTTCGGAGAGGGTGTTTGCCGTTTCATCCAGTGTCTGGATGCGTTGTGTTTCGCGCAAGCCGTCGCTGGCGTTGTCGACGATCTCCTGGCACTCGTCCCTGAGTTCAGCCAGACGAGAGTAACCATCTTCAATTGCGCCTTGCAGAGAACACGAGCACGGAACGGCGCGCAGGTTTTTCTTGGCAGGCTTTTCTTTCTTGGTCATTTGTCATGCTCCTTGGTTGGTTGTTCGTAGCCCAGACCCATCTCATGCGGCAACGGCATGGGCCAGTGTGTGTCCCCAAAGACCTCGCCGTCTGGATCGTTTGGGTGTGTTCCGCGCTCGCCCAGATCGCCTGGACGGTACTTGGCGATGCTGGACGGATCAGTGCGCTTGGATTTGGACATGATCAACCGGCGATCTTCAACAGCTCGTCAGCAACGGCGACCTTGAAGTTGGCACGGTCTGTCAGGTGTGCGCGCTCGAAGGCACGGCTCTTGTCGTTGCTGCTGCCGGATTCGTGATCAACATATTGCGTCACAGCATTGAGCAGACCCCAGGAGGTTCCTTTGCAGCCCTTGAAGTCGGCACCGAGTGCCTCGCCGTCGAACAGTGTGATGATGCGCCGCAGTGCGCGAGACGACTCCATCTTCTTTTCGCGCGGCATCTCGATCTCTTCTTCGTCCAACCACGACTTCTTCATCTGGCCAGCAATGACATCGATGGCATCGTCGCGATTGATCTTCTCCTTGGCGAGGATGCGCACACTGGCAAGGAACTGATCCCAGGCCTTGGTCGCAATGCCGAGATCGGCCTGTACGGCATCGTGATCGAAATCGGCGTTGTGCGGAACACGGATCTTGGCGTTGCGACCGTTCGGCCCAATGCTCATGCGGAGAGTGTTGTTGCAAACCACCCGCACGCTGGTGAAATGGGCCACAGTGGCCATGGAGCCGTCGCAGGAAGAGGCGAGTAACAGATAGGGCTTGATTTCGTCCTGGCCCATGATTTTGGCTGAGTCGCCGCACCGCGCTAGCGCCCAGAACTTGCGTCCGCCGAAAAGTGCTCCTGCTGTCTCCAGTTTGAATCCGGCAGACTCGACCAGCTCCTTGTAGAAGTCCAGAACTTCTCCTGGCTGCACGATCTTGTATTTGTCGCTGACAACGCTCAGAGCCGCTTTCGTGTCGCTGCGGAACAGCAGCTGGCGATCCGGCATGACGAGCTGTTTGGTGCTGTCAAGAAACTGCGGACCGACTGTCTCGTCGATAGCATGCGCGCCTGCCGTCTGATAGATGACAGGGCTGGCTTTGAGCTTCCAGTTCAGGCCAGCTTCCTTCTTCCAGGTGGCGATGTCGGCGTCTTCGGTAAGCTGCTGACCAAGTCCGTGCCAGGGACGTCCTCCGACATAGGCCATTGCTGCCTTGCCGTTTGTTTCGTCGATTTCGTGACTCATGATTATTCTCCGATCTAAGTTGTATGAAGTGAAGCAGTTGCAATTGTGCCTGAAGTTTTGCGCAGAGGGTGAAATTAATTTTGCATACGCAACTCGATCATATTTGCCATGCTGAGATAGAGTTTGCCGTTCTTGCTTTCCGCGCCATGTGTCTTGACGATTGCGGAACGGAACTCTTCGATGCTGCCTGTGAAGCAACCGCAGACTATCCGCACACCAATCTTGGCGTCAATGAATGCCGTTGTTTGACGATGTTGCGATCCGAATCCGACAAAGGCACACCAATCTGCGTTGCCATAGACCCGTGCGTCGCCAGAGACCTGTGCGTTGCCATAGACCTGTGCGTTGCCAGAGACCTGTGCGTTGCCATAGACCCATGCGTCGCCATAGACCCATGCGTCGCCATAGACCTGTGCGTTGCCAGAGACCCGTGCGTCGCCATAGACCCGTGCGTTGCCAGAGACCCGTGCGTTGCCATAGACCTGTGCGTTGCCAGAGACCTGTGCGTTGCCAGAGACCCGTGCGTTGCCAGAGACCCGTGCGTTGCCATAGACCTGTGCGTTGCCAGAGACCTGTGCGTTGCCATAGACCTGTGCGTTGCCAGAGACCCATGCGTCGCCATAGACCTGTGCGTTGCCAGAGACCTGTGCGTTGCCAGAGACCCGTGCGTCGCCATAGACC